AAATATCTAAAGCCTTTAATATCAAGGCTTACAGAGGATTATTGATTATACTAATGACATTAAAACGAATAACAGAATGCTATTTAATGCATGTTATTGTGCCATGTTATGAGTAATAATGATGTTATTTTATAATGATTATAAGCTAAATAATGATGCACTATTATTGTGCATATAATAGAATTATAGTGATTTTATAATGACAAAAGAAAATAATTTATTTGTTATATTTGATACGAGAGGGTGTCAGATTCTAAATGTGAGTCTAAATACTATCATTAGTGCATTACTTAATAGTCTAATACTATACTGTTATATAGCAGACAAAAGAAAGGCCTCAATTAAGAGGCCTCTTATTGTTTACTTGATGTGCTCGCGCCTCTCACGAGGCTCTACGCTATAGAATGCCATTACTGACTATCTAGCTTTAAAGTACAGCCTATATAGTCGCCAGACGCCTTTACACTATAAAGCCAGTGGTCTAGTTGTTCCTCTGTCATTGTAGTGTGGACATATAAAGCGTGTTCCTCCTGCCATGTTTGGCTGAAGTAATACTGCATAGGTTCACTGCATGACACAGTGGACTTTAGTTTAATCAATGCCCTACGGCATGATAAGGCGCTTTTCTTATTGCTGAAGTCGATTACCTGATAGTAGATTGTGCTCATGTTATACATTCTCACTTTTGTTAGCTGTAGTGTTGTGTAATGCTGCTTTACGTTCGCTTGTAATGACTACCTGACGCTTTAGTCTAGCCAACGCTTTAAGACGTTCTATACGCTGTTTGGTGGCGATTGTAGGCTGTTTAATGCTGATAATAGCCATATTTCATGCTTCCTTTATTGTGGGCAGGTTATCTGGCAATTCCGCCTGATCGACTACAATTCCAAACCCCTTTAGTCTTGGGTTTGTGACTAACCAACGCGCATAAGTAATTACAATATCGCCTTTTTTGTAGCCATTGGCTGATTCCAGAAGTTCTACCTTTATTGCATTGCTACTTATAAACTCCCGCTTGACTAGTGCCAATACTCTCACTTTTGTTAGCTCGCCTCTTACGCCTTCTAAGTAAATTGTTTTCATTTTCTTAATTCCTATCTTAAAAGGAAGATAACGCGCTAGACCAGAAAGCATAGCCAATGGGTAGGCAAGCTAATAAGAATAAAGCGAAGCCTAGATTGTCTTTTGTTTGGGTACTCATTGGTAGTCTCCAGCATGATAAGGCAGGGAATCAAGTGAAGCGTAATAGTCCAATTCCGTTTGCTTGCTTTGTGTCTCATTAAAGACGACATGAGCATTACCGGCGTTATCCACTACAGTGATAGTGCGACTCATAAACTTGTCATGCGTGGCGTATACCGCTTTATAGTGACCTTGTAAGGCCTCTTGTTTGTAGTAGGCTAGCTGAAGCTCATAATTACTTTTACTCATGGCTAAATTCCACCGATTGGATTGCTTTTTCACGCTAGGCGTGAATGCTGGGATGATATAGTCGCTCATGATTGATTCTCTCTCTTTTGTTGGTGTTGCGCCTCTTACGAGGCGCTTATGCCATTTATTAAATTTTGCCAGTGGTGGCGTATTTAACGGCAATCGCGATTGCAGCATCATAATCGCGAGTATCAAAGTTAAGCTCATCGCCATACCCTGCATTGCTTGCATTCTTTGCAGAGTAAAAGTGGACGGAAAATTTAAGGAAACCATTTTCCCAAACAATGGCTTTGTGTGTAGTAGTTTCAAAGCGAGCAACGATTTTCTGGCTATTCATAGCGTCCACCATATAGGCTAGGGGTTGCACCATTGCCGCCCCATGCAGACAAGTATACACGCTTTTTAGCTTTTGTTCTGTCAATTTAGGCCAAAATTAATTTATTTTTAAGAGAACGTCCTACTCATTTTTACCATAACAAAAGCCAATAAAATCAGATAAATCATGCGCTTACACTCCCGTTCCGTATATTTTTGAATGGTTTTCGTTTGCTCGCTGAACGTTGCTTGCGTGTATTTTTTCCGCTTGTTTGTCTAGCCACTCTCTCGCGTCGTCTGGATTCATCCATTTACCATTTAGCCCATAGTCGGCAACAAACACCGACACTAGGGTAACAAGCCATGAATGCTCGCACATACGATAGACTGCGCGGTATCCATTGCGCGAGGCGTGATTCTTTGCGCCTCTCTCTGAATGGCTTGTTTCAATGAATCCTGAAGTCTTAGAGTTGATTCCGTATACGCTCATAATTTATTTTCTCGAATTGATTGATTGGTTCAAATGCAAACGCGTTGTTGATCGTCAAGATATAGACTCGCTTCCCGATACTGAACGGCCTCTGTTAGCTCATCGCCTAGTGTATTGCCTTTAATATCAATCTCCAATTCCTCACGACACCAGAAACCAACGCCATGCCCGTTCTCAGTTAGCCATAAATCATGCCCGAATTGGTTTTGGTCATATTCCCAATTATTACGCGTATGGGTGTTTACGCCATCTTTTTTGATTCCTCGCAAAGTAGCTATGCGAAATAAGGCGCGGGTATCACGCTTTAATAGTGTACAGGCTACTCTCTCGCGCATGGCTTGCTTAAAGCTATCAGACAAGGTGAAGCCTAGAAAATCCTCTGCTATCACTTCGCCATTGTCATCATATGGTGTACTAGACCACAATGCTGCCTCAATATATCCGCTTACAAGCGAATCTAGGTTTACTTTCCGCCATTGGCGCATAATGTTTTTTGCTTGGGCTGAGTATGGCATGATTTATTTTCTCGCAATTAGTCTTGTAAGGAAGGCGTGAAAGTAACGCGCCTTGCTGCCATTAGCATTCACTGGCTTTTTATATTTCCATTCGTCCGCTGCATTCAATACATTTTCCACTTCAGAAAAAGACAAGGTGAAAAAGTCTTTATCATGCGGTATGTGGTGGCGCGTCATTAAATCAGTGGCGCAAAGTTTAGTGCGTTTCATAATTTTTAATCCTAATAGTCCTGCAACAATTCTTGCAAGTATGATACTTGCTCGCGGGTAAATACTTTAACTAACTTATTTTTGATTTTATCGCATTCTTGATAGGTGTGTAATGCACTGATACTGTCATTTGAATACCCGTAGTTATCACAAAAATCAGAGAATGATTCTTGGGCAGCTTGGCTATCCATAATTAAAGAATAAATAACGCCAGCTAAATCAGGGGTATTTTGCCGAGTATATCGCGTTATTATATCAAGTGTTGGCGACTTTAGCCTGTTTAGCCATTGTATATCGGTTTGCGAAAGGCATTTATTAATGGTGCGATGACCAATGCCTGTTTTGTATTCAAAAGTCTGCCCCGCTAATTCTACGCGCCATTGGTCATATTTCCAGCCTCTCTCATCCTCTGTTAAGCAAATGTGCGTAAGCTTGAATGACTTTCCGATTGTCGGCATGTAGTCGATGACGGCTTGTTCCGTTTCACTTACTGGGCTTTTTACTTTCTTAAACATGGCTATTTACTCTTTTGTGGTTGTCAAAATTGATTTAACTAGGTTAAACGCTTGCGCTATAAAAGGCCAGCTCAATTTGCTTATCTTTGCGCTTTTTCTTGCGCATTAAATCGCGTTCTTTTTCCGCTTGTTTGCGTGAAAATTGCAATGTGGTGTTTTTGGTTTTCATGTTATTTGCTCGCTTTTGACTATGCTAGTGTATTTACTTCAAAAATTCTGAAATCATAGTATGGGTTATTCGGATTTGATTTATCCAATTTATGCCTTGGCGTTTTTGCCAATTCTAGTACGGCTTGCTCATGACCTGCTTTTGTAATTTTGCGAGCCTGATGACTATCAAAGACGGCTTGGCTAATTGTTCGTTTGTTTTTGGTTTTCATGTTATGCGCTCGCCTTTAATTTATAAGTTTCGTTTGCTTCACTGTAGACATACTCTAACACGCTGTTGTCGGCATAGCGCCAGCGTGACTTAATTACACGGCCTTTATCGTTTCGCTTTTCTAGCTCATTTACGCCATGCGCAAATTTTACAGTCTCACGAGTACATTTCAAAGCGTAAGCTCCGTACAGTGTAAAAGCGGTAGAATCAGAGCACGCTTGTTTTGCTTGTTCTGCTAGTGTCATGTTATCACCTATAAATGGTTATTTTGAGTAGCGTTCGCCAGACATAAAACCGACCAACTTTGCCGCTTGTTTTTCATCTTTGCAATTAGCGTACAATTCGCCCCACTTAAGCACATTATTTCCGTCTTGTGTAAATCCATGATGAAAGGAAGGATGCCTGTATAGCTTTCCTCCGTCCGTTGTATCAATTCTGATTATTCGCGAAGTCAGGATAGCACCGCCACCTAACGAACGCTTGTTTGCTATCAATAGCGGAATCTTATTGATTCCGGTTGAACGTCCGATAGTGCCAATAATGTCGTATTCGTCGCCCCATGATGCGCCCGTCATTGTGTCGCCGTACCATACGCGAATACGCAAGCCATGATTGAACGCTTGATTAATTGCGCTTTGAACTTGAGGAATTGTGCCACTATCAAAAGTAAAGTTAGTCATGATGCCACCTATCGTTTTGCGCTTTGCGTTATTGCCTAGCGACAAAGCGAACATTAAAGACTCACGAGACGCTTTGCAAGCGATTTTTCAATCTTTTTTCTTGTCTTTTGATCGTTTGCTTATTTTTTGAGCAATCGTGTGCAATCGCTTGCGATGCCTTTTATATCACGCGCCCACGCGAGTAGCACGATAGGTGATAGGCTTGCAAGCGTTTTTACAAAAGAATTGTAAATCAATTTATTTTGATATAATTAGACTAGGGTTATATATATATATATATACAAGTGTATTTTAATGCAAGTGCATTATATAGGCTGTCAAAAATCGGGAAGTAATGGCTGTCAAAAATTGGATATCAAGGAATCGAGTCTGCATTATACAGGAATGCTATCTGCATTTACTAAAAGTTAAATCTGCAATCTGCATTTATACATATTCAGTCTGCATTATTAACTAAACTCAATCTGCACCTTGAATCTGCATTTGCAATATACTATTTATTCAATGCAAGATAAGACTTAGACAACTCCTCGTCATTATCATTTTCCCAATAAGCATTAGATGCTGGTTTATTTAGGATAGAAGAAAGAACAACAAACTGCTTATAGCTAATCCAAAGCTGCCCTCGAATGTTATTTACAAACTCTCTTGTCTTTGCACTTGCCATGCACTCAGCTCGATTCAGCATTGCTTCAATAACACTATCCAAAGCCACTTTAGCTGACTTATCATCTGCCCACATAGCCTCAATGTATTTAGCTCTCCCAGATGATGTAAGGGCAGTCTGCACTACAGTGTCATGCTCTTTCTTCATGTAATTAGAAATGCACTGCGTTATATTCTTCTTGCAACCTTTAGTAAGATAATCAGAAGGAATCTCGTATTTATCTGTTACAGGATTATAAAAATCTTCCACAGACACTGAGAACCAATTAGCTTTAGCTTGCATAAAATCCACCCTCTTTGTTTGAAGATTTTAGCATTAACTTCAGTTCTTTAGTAATTCTCTCAAGATTATTTACTACATCATATACCTCGTCTGCATTAGAAAATGATGTATAACAACTCAGGTCATCACTTCCATTTGCAAATCCAGCAAGATGCAAGTATAAAATTTCAGATTCTAAGTCAATACGGAATCCATTAAAGTATGGCAGGTCTATTTGCATTTCAAATTCTCCTGTTTTGTTTTCAAATTTCAATGAAGCTATCTTATACCTTCAAGCTCCACTCTGTCAACAACTTTCCCACTAAAGATTGCATTATTTTCTCATACATATCTTTCCCAGCTCTTTTAGAGCTTAGATATGCCTCTACGCTATCCTGTGTCCAAGATAGCTCTAAATAAGCATCTCCCTTGTTTCTATTCCATTCCAAGATAGCCCCTACATGCTTAGCCTTCCCTTTGTAAGCTGGAAGCTGCACAGAGAGATAGAAAGCTGTGTATTGACTCCCTAATGTTTCTACAAGGCCATATTTATGCTTCTCACACAGCTCTACAAGAGCTTCTTGCGTCTCTTGGAATGTAAGGAAGCTGCAATCAAAGTAGAGGTTGTCTAATAAAGCTTCTTCTTTAGTGCTAAGGCGATACATAAATTCTCCCAACTTTTTCGATTTGTAAAGCTAAATGCTACAAAATTATTCAGATTTTTCAAGCACCTTAAAAATTAAATACGAACAACCAAATGTAAGCCACAAACCTAGTACAGTTCCAAAGATTAGTCCAAGGAAATGACAAAGGATGACTAAAATACATGTAAGCCAGAATGCAATAATAATTAAGACATTCATAAGAATAAAGAACTTAATAAAATCTTTCATTACTCTCCCTCCTCTCGCAAGTAGTACCATTCAGTTTCGTACTCACGCCTGCCACCACCAGAAAGTACATGTTGAACAAGACTTGAAATCTTACCATTATCCCAATAATAGTACCCACATTCCTGAGTAAATATTGTCTTAATATCCTGTTCTGTTGGCTTGTTAATCCAAGCCTTCACATAATATTCGCCATCTTGGTCGTAGGCGTTAATCTCTCGTGTTAGAATCCACACTATTCTTCCTCCTCTTCGCGCTTCTCTGCCCAATGAAGCAATTTATTAACAGCATGTTGTAGCTCTTGAGCAATCTTCTTAGCTCCATCAACATTGCACATAAATTCCATTGTTTGATTATCTTCTTGGTCAAAGATACTCAGGGTAATTCTTTCTTTGTACCAAGTCCCATAACCTTCAATCTGGGAGTAGTCTGTAATTTCAATTTTCATACTACCTCCTTAATTTCCCAAGGTAAGGGTTCATCTTTCCAGTATTCTACATTGAACCCTTCTGGATAAAATTGCAAGAGAAAGTTCATTCGTTCTTGGTGATACTCTGCTTTCTCAAGACTATTAAAATAAAGACCATTCTGGTTTTTGTCAGAAGGGCTTGAACATATTAGTTTCATACTGGAATCCACTCAGACACAGGAATTGTAGTTACAAGATGCACTCTGAACGCCTTGTTAAATTCATTGTATTTCTTCAAACTGAGTCCAGAAGCAAACGCTTGATCGTAAGAAGAATACTCATAATCCACTGTAAGAACTCCTTGCTCTGTGTTATCAATCTCTAGGGTATAGTAGTCACTCATGTCACCCCTCCAAATCTTTCAATCGTTTAGCCAATGCTTCCATTTCAATGCGAACAGCATTGATCTCTTCTGCCTTCTTCTTAGCTTCTTTCTGTTCCTCTGTTTCCTCTTCTACGATGTTGTATTCGTAAGAGATGGATTTTGTGAGGGTGATTTGTTTGTGGTTGTCGCAAGAGCCGTGTCTAAAGTCAAGCTCAGTGCCAGACACAGCTCGAATATTCAGGTATTCAGAGTTACGAATATAGTAACCCCCTTCCGTGTAGATACAAAAGGTAAAATCTTCAAGACCAACACTCTTAGCCCAAGCAACAGCATCCTCAAATGCTTCTTTTGTAGGTGTGAGGATGTACCAAGGGTCGGCTAGGGGATTGAAAGGAGGCTTGTAAAGCTCAAAATTGCTTGCAGCCCACCAACCATCGCCACCATCCTTAGGACAAAAGATAAGGTGATCTCTAATAATTCCCATGATCTTTACAGGCTTGCCAGTACAGCACTCATACATGCCTGTAATGTCAAAATCTTCAGCACGAACAACGACATCACCAACTTTAAATTTAGACATTTGTATTCTCCTTACTTGTTGAATGGGGATAGTATAGACCCTATAGCACTTCTTGGCAAGCTGTCTAAGCAGATATTGCGTATCTTTTGCAATTTCATATTGCTACCACTTATACTCCCGCAAGTCTTTTGCTTCATATTCCCCAGCATATTTCTTATGCTCAAATGTGCCATTCTTACCGACAGAACCAAAATAGCAAGAGTATTTACCATTTGACTTCTTGTCTTGTATCGTCATCCAAAAAGTGTGTGCATTGCACTCCACAGTCTGTCCTACGCTAAATTGTTTCATGCTTGTTCTCCGACTTGGTTTTCAATAACTTCCGCGAGACTAGAAATAGTGCCACCTGTTCGCCCTACTGTTTGTAAAATGTCTACAAGATTCTTCCAATCCGACTTACTAAGAGTAACACTGATCTTAGGATTCTTCAAGTCCTCAAGCTCTTTTTGCATAGCAGCAATATTTTCTTCAAGCTCTTGCTGGCGAGTCTTTGCGGGAGCAAGACGAGCTTTGATTTCTTTAATCCAAAGTTGGGTACACTCCGGTACATTTAGTAATCTATCTGCATACTCATACCCAAAAAGAGCTTTTTCAATACCATACTTCAAATCAAACCTAGCAAGACCAACTGCCCAGTTTCCATAAAGCTGACCAAGAACACATTTACCCCAGTGCCCCATATCAAGTAAATCCAAGTCAATCTTCTTAGCCCAGCCTTCTACTTGCTTGTCAAGGAACTTAGCAGCTTCTGCTACTGTTGTAAATCGTGCAGTGTTTGTCATTTTGTTTCTCCAAATAATGCTTCAAGGTGATTACGTTCAGCAATCCTAGTGTTCTCAGCTTGTTTTGTCAACCACTTATTTTGAAAATACTTAATTAATATAGCCTCTGCGCTATTAAAAGAATCGCATGTGGTGTTGTTATTGATCAACACGCGACCATTGTTTTTGTAGTGCCAATAACGCTTGCAGCCATCTTCAGAATATTCATAACCCCAACTATCGTGCTCTGAGATAAGGGAATGACACAGCTTAATTGTAGGCGACTTTACACGATCTGTCTCTTTGATTTCTGTGTCAGAGACAAAAGCTTTGTTTGCTTCATAAGCAAAAGGATTGAAGGTGTATCGCTTAAAATTCCGAAAACCGTAATTACTGGCATACCCTAAGAAATTAAAAGTACCACCTCCTGAGTAGGTAGAAGGAAATCCACTATCTTCAAGAGCTTTCTTTAACTCTTCCTCAAGATGAAGATATTTGTCACCTAGATAGAAGATTTCAAAGCTAATTTTTGGCTTAGTAGCTTCTTCTACAACTTCTTTGTTGATATTCTTAAACCAATTAAACATTTTGTTTCTCCATGTGCTGTTTCAATGAGAGAAGCATACAACAACTCCCCCACCTCTGTCAACAAGAAAAACGATTTATTTTAGATTTTTTGTATTTTGAAACGAAAAGCCTGCAATTTATTTTGGAATAAATGCTTTGTTTTCAAGGACATAAGAGCTGTATTTCAAGCTCTTAGAGAGGAATTTATGAAGCAGATATGGGAGATTATGAGCAGTTATAAGCCATACTCAGGGCTTTGTTCTTAGTTTACACAGACAGCTTCAAACCCATCTTCGTCGTCTTCAACTGGTTCAAGGCAATAAGAACCTTCATTTTCAAACTTCATAACACATGGGAGACTATCCACAGCATAGAAGCCGTTACCTTCAGAGTCCTTTGAATATACAACTGGCATATTGCCAACTTCTGGGTTAAGTCCTGCAAGGTCATTGAGTTCCCTAATGTATTCGTTAAGAGTCATATTTACCTCCTCAATTAATCCGTGTAGCAAGCCAGCTACAGAAGCGAGCTGAAAGGCTGTATGGCTTGGAGTAGTAATCTTCGCTGGTCTTGCGACCTACAACACCCGGAAGCGTATCAAGCAAGCAGTGCATCTCTTCTACTGTAGCGTCTGCTTTACTGGCGTTGTCTTGGTACATCTTATAGTAGCCTTCAAACTTCTTAGTTTCTTCTACTTGCTTCGCAAGAGTAGCTTTAAGAGCTTCAATCTCTTGCTTTAGAAGTAAGATAACTTCGCGCTTGGATGGCTTTACTGCTTCTGTTACTGTGTTTTCTTCTTGCATTTTGTTTCTCCTTTGTTATTAAAAGTTGTGGTGGCTGAGACATAATCAGTAGCGACCTGAAAAGTTCTTTGAAGAGTGTTTATCACTCTATCTCACTCAGCGGAACCTGAACCTTGCACCACAAGAATGCCCACTGTTATCCTTCCGTCAAGGGTGGAAGTGACGGACTTCCCACTATTTCCAATGGACACTCTTGTAGTTTCTGGCCTTTTACTTCGCCAGAGCGGAAGTCCTTGCCTTACGGGGCATATTCTACACCAATAGGAAGTTGGTATGTCGTGCCGTAGCGCCTGTGTATAAGCCTTTTCTCACAGGATAGTATTTACGCTAATAGCTTTCACCTAGCTTACTGGCTGCTCCGACCCACAAGGGGTTTCGCCAGAATTTCACTAGCTCTTCAGGAAGCTTACATTTCAATGCCATTATCTTACATACTCTCACGAAGCTTTGCAAGCTCTTCAGCAATATTTCGCTGTTGTTCTTCAAGCTCTTTCAGCTTCTTCTGTGTTTCTGTTTCCTTTGCAGGAATTTCTGGATATTCTACCTCAGTAACACCAAATGTCAACTTGATTGTGGGTGCTAAATCTCTGTCGTCATTTTTGTAACTGTGCATAAAGTTTGGCTCTGGTGTAAGGGTTCCTTTCATGCAGTTTGTTAGAATCGGAGAGCCACGATTATCTACCACATTACTACCACCCACCCACTTAATACCTTGAGAGAATAACCACTCCTGTGCCATACGAGACTCTTCTGGCGAGTTAACAAGAATCTTCCAAGGCATTGTCTTTAGGTCGATAGGCTTCTTTTCATAGATAGAGAAGAAACGACTATCCCAGCCTGTACCACCACAATCACCACCATCCTCTTCAGAGAAGAACAGACTTCTACCAAAATTATTGGTGTTTGATACAACTACGGGAACGCCTTGCACGCAACGAGCAGGAAAGCTCTTGCATATATTTCCTGTTCTTACCACAACATCACCAATCTTAAACATTTTGTTTTCCCCTTTTGTCTTGATGAATACATCATACTACAACCACCTTACCCTCACCAACCATATTCTTAACTTCTTTTCCCACTTTCTCAAGCAGACTATCCATCTTATCTTGCTTATCCCACATCGAAAGTAAATCATCATCCTCGTGATAGGAAGCTTGATAACGAACAAATACATGCGTAGCTGTCCATTCCATTGTCAAGAAATATTTATTACCTTCTTTTTCTAAAGCTGGTGGTAGGCTCATGTTCATTGCTCTTCTCCAAATGTCTGTAGCGTTGGTACTTTAGTGTGGCTAAGCCTCATCAAGTTAGTGAATACAGAATAGTCCTTACCACCAGATAAGGAATATTTATTACCCATGTCCACTACTTTATCCAAATCATCGTTTGCGTAGACAACACGACCTGTAAAGCTATCCATTAGGATAAATCGTTTCTGTGCAAATAGCATGTTATTTATCTCCTTTGCATTTAGCTGTAAACCAATTTTCTTTTGAGTATGTAAGCTCTGTTTCAAGACCACTAGCTTCGCATACTACTCTTACGCTGTCAATAGCATCATAACGATTTTCTTTGTAACCAAAAGCGTCTATAAAAAGAACACCAAGTATGAAACAAACCAGAGAAGCAACTACTAAATAGCCAGTGTCAATCATGTTATTTCTCCTTACTTTCGTAATATTCTAAATAGTTTTGCAGAACTTTTATAACTCTTTCGTCAACATCGCCATAATAACGCATAGCAAGCTCATTTGCAATTATGCTCTTGAATATTTTGTAAACATCGGCGCAATATTCAACAGATTTGTCTTGACAAATTCTTAAGTTAACTCCATCAGCGTCCCTTATAGATGCTACATAAGATTTATCTCTAAGGGAGTATGAAACGCCAGTCGGCAGATTATATTTTGTGCATTTTTGCTTAACAAAAAATGAGTTAATTTTTGATGGAACAAATACACAATTTAACTCACTATATTGTTTCTCAACTTGGGACAGTATGTCTTTATCCAAACAGTATTTATCACCATTTTCATCAATAGAGTTAAATCCTTTTTGCTCCTCACACCACTTGTAAAAGTAGTCATAGTCCATAAAATTAGTAGATATACTTGTTCCGGCATACGACGCACAACTTGTCCTGTGTGCCTTTACCCTATCTACCATAGAAGTCCAAAGGGCATATTGCCTAACTCGTTTAGTCTTAGACTTTCCAGTTGGGATTGTCATTGGGCTTATCCATTTTTTCATTTTATTCCTCTATTTGTATGGTCGGAATTGATGCAAGGGACAAACCTTAGAAGAGCAATTCTTAATGTCTGTCTTGTATGTTGGTGCATCTCCCATACAGTGCTTACAGAATAATTTAACAGCCATACCCACTGTTGGTTTATCAGCAAATCGCTCTTCTAATGTCTTTCGTGGCGTGGCTTCAATCTCACCACTAGCAACACGCTCGCGATAGATTTCTAAAGGGCTTTTGTTAACTTCTGACATATTATTTCTCCTCTAAAGCCTTGTCTAATTTCTTATTAACAACATCTGCCGTCTTACCAGCAATCTTGGAAATCTCTGTAGCAACATTCTTTGCTGCGTCAGATTGTAGCACTTCTGCTGCGCCAAATGAAATAGCCATTTCTTTTGTAGTTTCCTTATTTGGAAGTAGTGTACCTGTTGCAAAAGCAATCAAAGTAAGTACCAAAGTTAGTTTTACGCACTTAATAATTTTCTTCCTATTCTCAACCATCTCGGCGACAAGCTCTGTTCTGTGCTTAATGTCGTACCCATCTGGCATGTTACATAAAATACCAATACCAAGGGCAACCAAAAGCAAAAAACCACAAAAAGTAATAGTTAAGAAAAAGCTAATAATGGAATCCATTTGACCCATCAAATAAACAACAAATACAATCCAACCAGTTGAAAGTTCCATAGTAGCTCTCCTTATACGCTCAAGTTAATAATTTTATCAAGTGAAACACTCTTCCAACCTACAGGCTCACCAGAAGCTGTCACCTCGAAGACAGGCTCCAACGAATCAATGTGCTTCGCAGAGTATGTCCCACCATTCAAATACATCTTACCCAACTCATTGTTGAAAATCAAGCGACGATTTGACCCATCCTTTTTAATAAACTCTACAACTCCAACAGAGTGCTTACGAATCAGGTTGCGACAGTCTTGGTAATCCATTTTGTATCTCCTGCCTTGTTTGTGTGTAGCTATCTTAGTTAAACTAAACATCCTTGTCAACAACTTTAATCTACTAAATACATTTATACCAAATGTCCCCACTTAGCTTCCTCTTCTTCTTCCTTACGGCAAGAATAGATAGAAGCACATACTTGGTCAATCGTACCATCTGAAAGCAATGATTCAATGTTTTTATCACTTCCTTCCACACGGATACTATTGATTTGCCAGATTACATTATCAACAGGACACCACTCGTACTCTACAATTAGGCATACTCCATCTATTGTAAGGGAATGTTCGTATGCTGGGTTACTCATTGTTGTTCTCCTTCCTCTGTGTTAGATATCATTTCCATCAGCTTTTCTGTATCTTGCATATAGCAACGACCAACATCACCTTCATAGGGGTATACTTCCCAATACGGACTGCCGAAATACCCAAGACGATCAAAAGCATCCAGATAAATGCTCTTGTGCATACCACAATCAAGGATAATATTGTAACGGACAATAGCTCCACCAAATGGTGGGATTGACCTTACCTTCCATGTATCAGGAAAGCTTAGATATGGAATTTCTTTGACATACTTTTCCCAATCCTCTTCTCGCTCAAGTTTAACTCTCGTAATCATCGCATCATAATTCATTTTTGTTCTCCCATGTACAGGTTAATTGCTGTTACAATCTTTAACGCTCTTTTGTAAGTCAAGTCGCTCTCAAAATGAGAGTCACAGATTTCAAGAATGTCTTTTGCCTTAGCTAAAGTCTTGCCATCATCTAGCGCTACTTCTTCATTGTCAACCCACTGTTTTAATGTAAGTCCACAAGCTTTTAGCTCTCGCTCAGAGGGAATGAAGTCACCTGAGTCCCAAAGCTTAATCTCGTCTGTACCATCCTCATCAAAGATTTTAATTTCTGTTCCGTAGTATTTGCCACGCAAAGGCATAATTTTAGCTTTCATATCTCACTCTCTCCTTATAAGCCATAACACAATACGCTTTGAAGTTCCTACGCATAAACATAGGAGCATGAAATCTAACAGCCATGTGACGAATGTTAAGACATTGCTTCATGTGAAGTCTATAGGCTCTCTTGTAATCCTTAAAGACAGAGAAGTTTGTTCCTCCTCCGTCTGGATAATCTTTCCATTCGTGTGATACATAGTAGTGCTTACCTTGTGTCCAGCAATGATAAAAGCTATTCATTTGTTACCTCGCTTGGCTCGATCGGCGGCTATCAATAGGCGACACCCATGAATATGCAGTTTGCTATGTGGTACATCGTATACATGCTTGATTTCTTCGTCCGTCAGCTCTTGCGCTTCCTGCTGATCAGGCTTCTGGGAGAGGTCGGCAGATACAGCAGCGGCTTGTTTTGCGTCGTCGCTGACATGAATGACTCCAATGTGGCGCATACGCTGGTCGCACCACGATGCACTGAACTCAGCCAGTGCCCTGACTGCCAACCAAGCGACACCGCGATCAGTCAACCCATGCTTTTTGTCAAACATCCCCATCTCACAGCAACTAACCCACCAACTATCAAAATGTGCGCGAAGGCTTATCACTCGTTCATTTCTCATTTCTTTGGCTCCTGCTCGGGCTTCGGGGCGGCGGCGAGAGCCAGCTCGACACCCCATGCGTTAAGTGCGCACGCATCGTCGTGGTCATAGTTGCTCGGATTGATTTCGGGAAATCCGTCGATCAGTGCGCTCGGCACCAGCACAAAACCATCCGGCACCGCAACTGGCTGGGCGGCCTCCCACTCAGCACGGCTGATACGGACGCTGCTTACTTCGACGCCGTTCCCGCTGCGGAACTTTTGCTCAAGCAATTCGTGAATGTTCATACCGTTTTCTCCCCGCGAGCGCGGTCGATAGCCGCGTCGATCACATCATGCCCAAATTGAGCCCAAGGCTCTCCGTCGGTTGTAAATCCGAGCGTTATGTTTGTTGCGTGTGAGCGAATGGTCGTCCAGTTGGCGCGTAGCCAGCGATACCGCTCAGCGTCTGCGCTCGATTCCGCAGCAAACTCTTTTCTGTCCGCTTCCACGGCTTCGCGCACGATGGCTTCGAATAAAGTCATGACATCATCTGCCAACACAGTGCCAATTTCTGCCCACATCCGCGCCGCAATCTGTTCTCTGTTCATTGGCTTAGCTCCTCTGGTTTGCTAATAATTCGACCACACCACGCACATCTGCGATGGTGCTTGCCTTCGTAATGCCAGCCTTCATCAAGTCGGTGTCCTGCTTTTTCGCATAACCACCACTTCAGTTTTTCTAGCCAATGCTGTTCCATTTCACAACCCCCCTTTGCTGGCGAGAAGGGCGCGGGCGCGGGAAGTAAACTCACGACTGCGCTCAATACTGCTTAACGCCTCCTGCTCATCGTTGCACGAAATACAGTTAGGCTCTCGGCACTTCATGCCTTCGCATCGCACAAGTTCGTCTCTGGCACATTCAACCAGACCCCGCATGACTTCCACCCACTCCACCGGCACTTCACGCGATGGTGGGGCGGTGTAGAACTTTGTACCGACGGGTGGAACTTCACTGAAAAAATGCACCGCAACTCGCATGGCGTTATATGGATGACCAACATCCTCTGTGCGAATCTCTGCCACCGGCTCCTGCGCCTCGCGCTTGGCTGTCACCTTAATCTCGCCAGCAGGTAGGTCACTACCATCGCTCATTGCCACCACATACTCACCAACGCCGACACGGGCGACTACCGGATGCGCCTCGCGCTGGGATAGGGCTTCGCGGCATTTCTTGATTGCCATGCGCCTACTAAAAGCAAAAGTGCTTTCAATGGGACTAAAGCGCTCAACTATGCACTCCAAAGCCTCCCGCATCTTCAATTCGCTCATTTCATTTCTCCTCATAATTTCCTAAACAAACCAAGCCTATTGCATTCAGCCCACAATGTCAACCCCTTACTAATATTTTCTCTATCACAAGTCTCTACATAGAGATTGCAGGGAGAAGATGCTAAGACATAGGGATGACTATCATCCAGAACAAGCATTCCTGCCTTGGTATAGAGAGATTCTAGCTTCATTCGTGCTGTAGATGATGCGGGACAAAGGGTAGTGACATATCGCTCATCTAAGGCTCTCTTACAAGGGCGTAGAAGGTAGGAATAGTTGTTCATGTAAGCACCTTACTTACTATTTTTTAGGATGTGGATGCCGATTGTCAGAAACAATGCAGGCCAGAAGAAAAGTGCAGCCATAATGTGAAGAATCCAAATCATTTTGTGTTACCTCTTGTTTATTAGTGAAAGGCTAGCGTACCTGAATAGCCTGCTTGTGTCAATACTTTTTAGCAAATAAAGTCTTTACTTTTTGCCAATAAGATTGCTTCTCAGATACTTCTTCTTTGTAGTATTTTACTGGCTCCCACCACTTACCCTCACTGCCACAAGTTGGTAGTCCAAAATAAGAATCACCACGATTGACTTCTGAAAACCTAACTTTACTACTTCCATCTACAAGGGTAGTGCCGTTGTTTGGACTATGGCAAAAGTTTGCTGACAAGCCACTCCACTTACAATCTTTACAAAACTTAATTTGTTCGTTCATTTTATTCCTCCATGTATTGAGTGTAATCCCAAGCACCACAACAACATTCACTACTGCTGTGTGCGAAGCATAGGCAGCTAGTCTTAGGGATCATCAATCCCTCAACCACTTCACCGCCGAAGAACTCCATTTGTTCATAGATAGGTTCTTCTTTCTCATACCACCCTAAAGCGTCATTGTATTCAGAAAGGCGGGAGTGGTATGCAAATCCATCAATGTAGATTGTTCCTATTGTCATTTTGTTATCTCCATAGGTTCTATTTTGTACTTGGAGCAGTGTTGAAAGTATTCTTCATACATCCTCTTAGCAGTTTCGTATTTGTATACGGATGAAACATTTCCTAAAAGATTTTTTGGAACCACGGGATAATACTCAATAACGAAAGAGCAAAAAGTAACCCCTGCCCAAAATGGTTTTCTTTCATCTATATTACAAATATTTTCACTAACATGGTATCCCCTATCCAACAACATCTCTAAAAGCTGACGAAACTTTGTATTAGATACAGAAAGAAGGCACTTAAAGAAAGCCACCTGAGAATCCCACAATCTTTGACAGTCACTTACTGTAAAGTCTTCCGGCAAACCGAAAGAGGCAATAAAGTTAAACAACTCTTCAACAGTCAACTCTTCTGCTGAACTGGCAACATTGTTTATGCCGTCTGTTATGGCAAAATCCACCTGAGCTACTGTTTTTGCAATGTCTTGCAAATCTTCTTTAGTAAGACGAAACCATTCTCCTTCTTTTCTTTTTGAAGAAAAGTGCCTGTGCAGAGATTGCTCTACTAGCCTTGCTTCGTTTGTTGTATCAAATGTCTTTAATATTTCTGTATGAATGCCAGAAGCCAGTCGTATGTCGTTACACCTTCTCTTAGGGTCTACGCTAATGCCTATCTTATATAAAGACATACTGTTTTTCATTAGGTACACTACTTGCTTGGCTTGCTCCACAAAAATCTCTCCTGTTGCTCAACATAAGCAGATACTATAGAAGGTGATATTCTATGTCAACACCCTTCTTCATCTAATCCTAAGCAAAGCTATTCTTTCGTTTAGCTCTTTTACTGCATGTTTGTTGATCTTATCTAAATTATATCTTATATTAATATTTATCTATATACTACTGTAAATCAGTTCAGGCTAGGAAACAGAGCTTATACTAACCCTATAGAGAAGGTATTTAAGAGCAGTTCCTACACTGCCCCATTCCCTTCAACACAGGCTAGCTCTGTCCCCCATAAATCTCTCTGTAAATTCAGACGAGGCTTAGGCTGGCTGTTGCCAGATACAGTTTATCATTTACCTCACTTAAGAGTCACTAACGGTTCGTGGCTGATAAATTCGCTTACCACTTTGGGGCGTACCGTGATCTTCTTCCCCTTGCCTACGGGCACAATCACCAAGGCCGACAGTCGTCAACGCAGAAAACCTTGGTTACATGTTTTCCTTCTAGTCAGAAAACAGGCCGATTGTACTACACCTACCTTCCCCGTGTCAACAACTTTCTCACTATAAAACCCTATCTCTTGCAAAATTATTTGAAATTAGTGCTTGACGCAGAGTAGTGAATTGGTGTAGGATACTCGCATTCAATCAAAAGAGGAGAACAAACATGAACGACATATTTATTGAGCAAGATTTTGAATTTGGGCATGGTGAAACAGTAGAGAAAGCTATTGAATACCTGTCAAAATATACTGGAAAAGGTTATACCATTGAAAGTGATTACTATGGATACAATAATGAGAGAACACTAAACATCGTTCTAAAAGAGACAACCCAACAAAAGAAAGAGCGCCTTGCTAAAGAAAAGGCAGAGAAGAAAGCCAAGAAGCTTGAGAGTGAGCGCAAGCGTTATCTTGAGTTGAAGGCTAAGTTTGAAGGAGAACAAACATGAGCGGTATTAAACTTCCATTTGGTATTCGTATTATCCGCTGGAAGCATCAGAACATGAAGATGCACATCATGGGGTGGGTTCAAGGTTTTATGGAACTTCTTGATGGAATAGTGACTGTCATATCTTTTGGAACTTTAGCATCAAACTTCGAGAGGAATTGGTCAAGTTACAGGGCCAAGTCCCACATCAATCAGATAAAGAAGGAGAGAGAAAAATGATTAACCTAAAACTGGCAGAGAAGCAAGGCTTGTCTACAGAAACAATCTTACAGATTGAGCGCCTGCATACATTCCGTGATAGTTTGCACAACAGCATCCCTCTGTTGATTGAAGCTAAGAATCGTAAGCTGACATACGAAGTGGGGCAGATGTTGTTTAAGATTGAGGAAGAGCTTCAGACGCTATGGGGATTCCCTATTAACCCCAATTACTACAAGTATTGGACTACGCCTTGCTGCCAATGTCCAAGGATGGAGAACGAAGACAGATTCCCAACAGGGCGCTATGTAATTTCTGGTAGCTGCTGGTTGCACAGTAAGGAGAAAGAGGAATGACACCAAGGCATTACATCACCCGTCTTATTGGGTTGTACCTTGTTATTGGCACAACAAAGGATGACTATGTTCGTAGCCTGATGCAATGGGAACTTGACAGACTTGTTGAAATAGAGCAAGCTAAGAAGTGGAAGAAAACTATGTTTGATAGAAATGGAGATTACAAATGAATAAGATTTTATTGTTAGTCGCACTACTAATTCCCTCCTTAGCTAACGCTGGGTTTGTCTCAGGGGCTGTAGGTGGTGCAGTGGCGGGAGCTGTTGTATCAAGTAGTAATTCAAAGGGAAAGAGCAGCACAGCTTCTCAAAAAAGTCGTGAAGTAGCAGCTAATAGAACAATTCTAATTTGTTCGCTGGATAAGGGCAGGTGCTATGATTCCAGCAATTACAAGTCAAGCAAAGAGCCACTAAAGTATGCAGGTAGTTTTGGTTTTAAGAAAGTGCATTCGCAAACTCTTGTGACTTGTGATATAGGATATGAGGGCTACTGCTTGCTAATGGAGGTGAGTAAATGACTTGGCAACCTATTGAGACTGCACCAAAAGATGGAACACCAATTTTAGCTTACTGCAACCATGAAGCGGATACAGTATACATTCTTGGTACAAAGAAGCTAACAGATTACGCTAGTGCTTGCGAGGCGTACAGGCATGTCCCTAATGGTATTTATGTTGTAGGCAGATTTCCTGAGCAAGAGTGTGGCGACTGGGAAGGTGGCTATATAGTATATCCCGGCTATTGGGCGCTAGAAGGTTCGGACGGAGAAATTTGTGCAAACCCCACCCACTGGATGCCACTACCAAAGGAGCTAACATGAAAGGCTACATCACAGACAACTCATTCACAAGCTATGTTACTGTAGGCACTCTTACATACTATGTATGTGGAACATACGAACGAAATAAGACATTGACAATAGCCTATACAAGCATTACACTTCTTGGAAGTCATGTAGAGCTTGTAGGGAATATTCCAGAAGATATTCTAGGAGCCATTGACATGAAGATTAGGGATAAATTAGGAGAAGAAGAATGACATGGTTTCAGTTTTTAATGCTTATGAGTAGTGTTTGGTGGTGTAGCGGTATTGCATCTGATAAATATGTTTTGCAAATTACAGGTCTTATTTACCTGCTGCTTGCTGTTGGTGCGGGGGTTGCAGGGCAATGAATTTCAGTCACTTAAACGATCCTGTAAGCTTTCGAGCATGGCTTGATGGTTTGCAATATAACATCTACATGATGACACAAGAACAGCTTATTGACTTCCAAGCCAAGATGGAAATTGCGATGAGTCGTAGAAATCGTAATGATTTGATGACTACACGCAAAGCAGAGACAGAGCAGGGGTTGTTTGTTCAGATTGATGCACAAGAGGGAGAGTGGACTGTAATTCCAGAGGAAGAGAAACGTGAAGTTATTGAACAAAATTAAACAACTCCTTGTTCTTCCTCTTATCCCTATCCTGTTCTTAGGATTTATCTTAATTCTTGCAACAGGCTTGACATGGATGGTAGTATCGTTTATACTTCGAGCCATTGGAACAAAACTTACGGAGGAACGCTGGAAATGAGTAGCATAAAGAATTATATTGACACTTTACGAGATGTGCATGGTTTGTCTTTACAAGAAGCTAAGGCTTTGTTCGTTGATGAAAGCAAGCTGCGAGATGATTTTGCTAAGGTTTGCATTACGGGCAAGGTCTTTGATACTAAGGGAGCGATAAAAGATACTGTGCGTCTTGCGTATGTGATGGCAGACGCTATGTTGGAGGAGAGAAAGCAATGAAAGACGTTTATGAGGACTTAGCTTTTGAAGTAGCTAACCTGTACGATGACTTCTCTGTTGAAAAGCAGAAGCGAGTAGTAGAGATGCTAAGGCATATTGAAGCTGTCGTTAAATTTAATAGCGAATTAGCAAAGCAGCAAGTAGTTAAGGCTGATTTTGAAAGTGAATGTGGTTAATTTAGCTACTGCTAAGGAGAAATAATTATGATTTCAGTTTGGTATTTAGTTCTTTTTATGAAGTACAGTTATGCGGGTGGTGTGGTTACAATTCCTATGGCTAACAAGGAATCTTGCGTAGATGCTGCCAATTGGTATCAGGGGAGATTTGCTGTAAAAAGTGCTTCTTGTGTAGAAGGCATTATGGCAGGAGGTAAATAATATGTACAGTCTTCCAGCACAGAAAGGATTGGAAAGACACAGCTTTCAAATCTTTGAGATTATAACAGATGGCTTGCCCACCTACCATGCTTACAGTATAGATGGGTTGAGCAGAGACGGTTGGCGCTTTAGTACAGCTATCCAAGAAATTGATAGTACAACAGTATTAGATGATATTCCTTCTACTTATTTTTGGGTTACGAGGAGTGGTAGCACATACTCTTGTAAAACTTACAAAGATTTCAAGTTTGAGAGCTTAGAAGCCTTTCTTTTTTGGTTCAAAGGTGATAGTATTCGCGCCTTGAATGAAGAAGAGTTTAAGGAATGGTTAGTTAATTTTCGTTGAGGAGAGATAGATGGGTGGAGTTGTATTACGAAAAGAACAATGTCCAGAGTGCAGTGAGCGAGGTAATGATACCAGCGGAGACAATCTTGTTCGCTATCAAGACAACAGCGCCCATTGCTTTGCTTGTGGATATAACGAAACAGTAGCTAAGAAGAGGAGTAGTGCAGTGGTAGAACAAGTAAAGACAGATAAGCCAAAGATTACAGATGAACAAAATTCAGAAATCAAAACAAATACTACTTTTAACATTGAATATCGTGGTATTCGCAAAGAGACGCATAAGTTCTTTGGCGTTCGTTATGAGATGGTAGATGGTCAACCAGTAAAGCAGTATTGCCCTACAACAATTAAGAATAGTCTTTCTGGATATAAACCACGCACCCTACCAAAGACTTTTGGCGGTAGTATTGGTCTGACAGGTATGGAATGTGACCTTTTTGGTCAGTTCCGTTTTAAGGGAAGTAAGAGTCGTGATTGTTTAATTGTAGGCGGTGAAATTGATGCTCTTAGTGCATACCAGATGCTTCGTGATTATCAAATCTCCCGTGGTAATGGTGAGTATGACGCTGTAGCAGTTGTCTCCCCTACAGTGGGTGAAAGCGGTTGCGGTAAGCAGATTCAGGCACAATTTAACTTCTTCAATCGCTTTGAACGAATTATTATTGGCTTTGATTCAGATGATGCAGGTAAGGAAGGTGCTGAGAAAATTATTCCATTCCTTCCAAAAGGTAAAGTTTATATTGCTGAGTGGACAAAGAAAGACCCTAATGAATACTTGGTAGAGAATGAGACTAAGCGATTTGTTAGCGACTTCTATGCAGCTAAGAAACACATGCCTGTTGGCGTAGTTGGTAGTGGTGATTTGTATGATCGTGTATTGGAGAATGCAAATACTGTTAAGATTCCATTGCCGCCATTTATGTCGCAGTTGCAGGAGATGATGGCGGGTGGTATCCCACTAGGATATATTGTAAACTTTGGTAGTGCATCAGGTACAGGTAAGACAAGTATTATCAATGAGATTCTTTATCATTGGATTTTCAATAGTCAATACCTTGTGGGAGTAGTATCATTAGAGCTTGATTGCGGTCAGTATGGTGAAGTGTTGTTATCTCGCCACTTACAGAAAAAGATTGCTCTAATGAAAGATACAGAAGAAAAGATGGACTACCTGAAAACAGATTTTGTTAAGCAGAAGGCTAAGGAGTTGTTCACAACGGAGAACGGTGAAAACCGATTCCATTTGCTTGATGATCGAGATGGTAGTATTGACAATGTAAAGACTGTGATTGAGGAACTTGTAGTATCTTGTGGCTGTCGTATTATTATGATTGACCCACTTCAAGATTTGCTTGATGGTTTAAGCAACGAAGATCAATCATTGTTTATGCGCTGGCAAAAGAGCTTCGTTAAGAGTCATGGTGTGACATTCTTTAATGTAAACCATACTCGAAAGAATCAAGTGGGTAGCCAAGCTAATAGTGCTGGTGCATGGATTAGTGAAGAAGATTTTCAAGGTAGTAGTAGCATTTTTAAGAGTGCTGGGGCTAACATCCTTATGACACGAAATAAGTATGCTGACGACCCTATTGAAAAGAATACTACTCACATTATTATGAGCAAATGTCGATGGTCAGGCAACACCGGACATGCCGGTGATTACTACTATGACAATGGTAGTCACATGTTGCACAACAAGTTAGAATACTTCCCTGATGGAGTTCCAGAAAGGGTTGATTGGTAAAATTAAAGGAGAACAGAGTGGATTTTATTGAGAAAGACTATATTTACGACTTGGAAACATACCCTAATGTTTTCACATTCTCCATCATTCACTCTGATGGTCGTCACAAGAAAACTTTTGAGGTAAGTGATCGCAAGAATCAAACCTCAGAGATTCTTCATTGCTTGCGTTACTTGAAGTCTAACAAGTGCAGGATGGTAGGTTTTAACAATTTAGGATTTGACTATCCTGTTCTCCACCATATTCTGTCAGAAGCAATTCTGGCTAAGAAGATTGATGAAGAATATGTTATGGACGCTAAGGCTATTTACAAAGTGGCAATGAAACAGATTGAAAGTTTTAAGGGTGAAGGGTTTGGTCACACAATTCCTACCTCCGATGTTATGATTAAGCAAGTAGATTTGTATAAGATTCATCACTTTGACAACAAGGCTCGTTCTACATCGTTGAAGATGCTTGAGTTCAATATGAAGTCTGATAACATTGAAGACCTCCCTTTTCCTGTTGGTAAGATTCTGACAGATGAGGAGATTGATGTTCTCATTCAGTATAACGAGCATGATGTTAAAATGACTCTTGACTTCTATCGTGCTTCTCTGGATGCAATTCGTTTCCGTGAGAAGCTTGGTATTAGTTTTGGTATTGACTTCACCAATCACAATGATACTAAGGTAGGTAAGGACTACTTCATTAATAAGCTTGAAAATGCTATGCCCGGAAGTTGTTATAAAATGCAAGGCCCAAAGCGAGTATTGAATCAAACTAAGCGAAAGGTTATTAATATCCGCGATTGTTTGTTTGACTACTATGACTTCCAACAACCAGCATTTGTTGCAATTTTGGAATGGTTTCGTAATCAAAAGATTACAGAGACAAAGGGAGTATTCAGCGATGTAGAAGAGCACAATCTTGGTGATGTTGCTAAGTATGCAGAAGTGGTGGTGAAGCGCAAGAAGTTTAAGGACAAACCAACTGAGGAAGAGGCGAAGCGATTCAAAGAAGAACATCCTATGGGTTGGATTGAAGAGCAAGAGCTTAAAGCTACTTACACCGTATTGGTTGATGGCGTGAAAACAAAGGTTCACAAGATCAGCTATTGGGGTTGTTGGAAAGTTGCTGAGACATTGAATGTTGTTGTAAATGGATTTCGCTTTGACTTTGGTACTGGCGGTATTCATGGTAGTGTTGAGTCAAAGATTGTTAGAGCTAAAGAAGGTTGGACGTTGAAAGATGCTGATGTGGCTTCCATGTATCCAAACATTGCTATCTCTAACAGAGTTTATCCTTTGCATTTGACAGCTAAGTTTTGTGACATTTACCAAGATGTTTACAACCAGCGTAAAATGTATCCGAAAGATAGTCCAGAGAACGCTGTCATGAAATTGGCTTTGAATGGGGTATACGGCGATAGCAATAACCAATATAGTCCATTTTATGACCCACAATATACTATGATTACGACAATCAATGGGCAGTTGTCATTGTGCATGTTGGCTGAAAGACTCTTGACAATTCCTGATTTGGAGATTGTTCAGGTGAATACAGACGGCGTTACTGTGATGTACCCAAGTGCTTATCAAGAGATGTATGATGAGATTTGTACTAAGTGGCAGAAGGATGTAAAGCTTGAATTGGAGTATGCGGACTACTCGGCTATGTTTGTGAGAGATGTAAATAATTATATTGCACTTTATACGAACGGTAAGGTAAAACGCAAAGGTGCTTATGAGTATGAAGGTTTAGGTTGGCATCAAAACCAATCCTGTCTCGTTGTACCGAAGGCTGTAGAGGCTTTTATGTTACATGGAACACCCGTTGAAGAGTATATTATGAATCATAAAGACAAGTATGATTTCATGTTGAGAACAAAGGTTCCTCGTAGCAGTAGTTTGGTATTGGTTTATGAAGATGGTTTTGAAGCAAAGCTACAAAATATCTGTCGTTACTACCCTTCTAAACAAGGTGGTAAATTGGTTAAGATTATGCCTCCTCTTGTGGAAGGCGGTGAGCTTCGTAGACTTGGTATTGATGTAGAGTGGAATGTTAAACCTTGTAACGACATTACAAAGTTTAAGTGGGATTTGGATTATGACTATTACATTTCTGAAGCAAATAAGTTGATTATTTCTGAAGAATGTATTGACACCAACCAGCAAAACATTGTACAATAAGCACTAAATTAGGAGAAGAAGTATGAAAGGCTTTCCATTGTTGATCTATATCTACAAACAAGCTACTGAACAAGTGCCTAATGGACATGGTGAAGATCGTGTTTATGAATACCTTACATACGATGAAGAAGGAACATACATCGTAAAGTCACCAGAAGATTTTCCTTCAAGTGATTATATGTTTAAGGTAGTAGAGTACAACTACAATTCAGAGAAGTATGGAGTATTTCAACGATGATTACATTGAAAAATCTTGGGGGTGGGGTTTGGGTTATTGATGAGGATGAGCAGGGTTGGTTTGTTGCCCTTAGTGTTGAAGACCTATCCCGCCTTAAAGACCTAATCACAGCAGCATTGCAAGACACAGATTTTTTGAAAACAAAAGGAGAAGTGGAATGAAAGAGAAAGCAAAGTATGGTGTTTATGTTGAAGCACCAAGCAAACAGACAATCGAAGGTGGCTCAGACGCTATTCAGCGAATCTTGGAGTCTAGTGCAGGTGATGCAGTAAAGATTGCTGCCATCCAAGCTATTAGTTCTTCGTTGTCTACGACAACATCTATTACTAATTCAAGCTTTAATTTAGGGAGAGATTAATGAATATGACCGATGAAACAGAATTGCTTCTAGAAATGGAAGCACAAAGCCTTCAATATGGTGTTGATCAAGATGGCCAAACAAATACCTAAAGAAATATTTGATAGGGTTGCTTACAGTGAGGACAGTCCTACAGGTCTTGTGCTAAAGACAAGTAATATGTCAAAGCGAAAGGATTACTTAAGAGACATCGGAGATGTTGCCGGAACTCTAAGAACCGTAGGGGATAAGAGATATTGGAAAATAAGATTTAAGTCTAAGACTTATTCAGTGCACAGAGTTATTTATGAAATGTTTTTTGGGGAAATACCAGAAGGTTTGTGTATAGATCACATTAATGGCGATTCTTGTGATAATAAGATTTCAAATCTTCGGCTAGTTTCTATGGCTGTTAATAACAGAAACAGGAAGCAGTTTGATAAAAACACAACAGGCGTGACTGGGGTTAGGCTTGTTACGAGGAAGTTTAAGAGCAAGACTGCCGAATACTTTTCGGCACACTATGTAGACTTGTCTGGCAAACTTAGGAGTAAGGCTTTTAACATTGAAAAGCTTGGTTACGACAAAGCTTTCGAGATGGCAAAGAATTGGAGAGAAGAAATGATCGAGCTTCTCAACAATAGTGGTGCAGGTTATACAGATCGACACGGAACACTAAACTAAAACTAAGAGGAAACTTAATATGACAACTTCACAAAACACTAATGTGAAAACTGTATACGGCGTATTGTGCTACACTAAGATTGCACAGCCAGCAAAAAAATACCAAAGCGATGAACTCGAATGGTCGTTAGACATTGTAGTTTCAGAAGATGAAGCTGATGTTTGGGATGAAAACTACAAGAAGCAGCCAAGTAAGGCTGTGAAGACTTCTGAGTTTAAGGAAATCTTCAAGATTGACCCTCCGTTCCCTGAACAGCGCAAGCAGCATGTTATTAAGCTGAAGCGTGGTGTAGCTTATAAGGATGGTACTCCTATCCCTGATAAGTTCAAACCAAAGGTCTTTATTGATCGTGGTAACGGTATTGAGAACATCACTGATACTTTGGTGGCTAATGGCTCAACTGGTTGGGTGAGCTATGAAGAGAGTGAAAACTCCTACGGTCGTTTTGTTCGCCTTCGTGCTGTTAAGGTTGACAACTTGATTGAATACACTCAAACAGGTAGTGGTGGGGTAGATAATGACTTCGGTACTCCTGTAGTTGCTGGACAGGAAGACTTTGCTGAAGCTCCTGCAAAGCCTGTAGCAGCTAAGAAGACAACTCGTAAGCCTGTTGAAGAAGAACAGGGTGAAGAGTCCCCTTTCTGATCTAGCTTAGAAAATGCAGAGATTTTATACTAACACTATAATTTCTCTGCTTTAATTAAACATTGGAGAATTATTATGTCAGCTATTGATCTTAGTCGTCACGAACACACAGATTTGACTCAAAAGATTTTTGAATTGCAGAGCTTCATTTACGACAACACAGATTGGCAAGAGCTTACGAGCTACGATCAATCATTGCTTTACACACAGCTTGATTACATGAGCAGCTACGCTAATGTTCTTGAAAAGCGCATTAAATTTTATGAGGAGAAAGTATAATGGAAGTATTGAAAAACTTGCTGTTGATTGCCTTTTTCATTGGCTTGATTATCTTAGTTCCTATTTTGGTAATTCTATCTGTTAATGTACTGTTCCTAACAGCCATTCCTCTGACAATGGAAACATGGGCAGCTACGGTAATGCTTGGTATTTTTATTCGTGGGTGGAAAACTGTTAAGGAGAATAATTGATGACTGAACAAAAGGTTTTAGATGAACTCCTTCAAAAAGATTTTAGGAGTAATGAAGGACAGCAGCTTGGAAGAAATTGAGTTTTACAGCCGAGCATACCAACGAATTAAATCAGTATCAAATCAGGAGAAAGCGTAGTGCAGAAATTAACACCAAAGAAAGTATTGACTGACCTTGTTGCAATCTATCGTGAAATTAACCTTCTATCTGAAGATACAAAAGCACTGATCGCAGAAGCTAAAGAAGTATTGCCAGAAGATGTAGATGTTGCCGCAATTAACAAGCTTGCTAAATTGATTGCCCTAGCCAAAGAAGGTGAGGCAGTTGAGAAGATGAAGAGCTTTATCGAATTGACAGAAGAGCTTGCATAACAATCTGAACGGCTGTTGAGCCATTTTATCCTCATAGATATTCCGCTATATGTGGACTGTCTATGGGGCTTTTTATTTGGAGGTAGGATGAAAACTATTGTAGCCATTGATGGCGACCTCTTGGCGTTTAGGTGTTCCGCTGCTGCTGAAAAGCGAACGATTGAGGTTGTCCATAAAGCAACCGGTAGGATGAAAGAGTTTAAGACACGAACAGAGTTTTACGGCAGAGACAAGAAACATAGTGGTGGATGGCTTGCTGAGATTAACAAAGAGCGAGAGACACCCTTTGTTGAGGATGACTTCACTATTACAGACAAGCGTGTAGCTGATGATGTTTCAAATGCTTTACACAGTATTAAGCAACAGATTAAGTTGATTATGAAGTTGGCTGGTGCAAGTGAATATGAAATCTATTTGTCTGGTGATACAAACTTTCGTGATAGGCTTCCTCTGCCAAGTAAGTACAAAGGAAAGCGAGAAGATGTAGAGCGCCCCGTTCTTCTTGCACAGTGTAGGCAGTACCTTATTGAGCATCACAAGGCTATTGTTGCTGTTGATGAAGAGGCTGATGACATGCTTGTATATCGAGCAATGCTTGCAAAGCAAAGTAAGACAGAGAAGATTATTGTGGCTTCGCTAGATAAAGATAATCGACAGGCATTTTCTACGAGGCTGTTGGATTGGACACAAGAAAATCCAGAAGTAGAGATGCTTCCTGAGTTTGGCAAGCTTTGGCTTAATGACAAAGGTGATGTAAAGTTTAACGGCAGGCTGGGCATGTACCATCAGATGCTAATCGGAGACAGCACAGACTGTTACAAGCCAACAGAGTTGTGTGGGGTGAAGTTTGGTGAGAAAAGTAGTTATGACTTGCTGAAAGATTGTGAAGATGACTACGATGCCTTGCAGAAGGTGCATGACAAATACAAAGAGTGGTATCCAGAGCCTGTGACATATACTGCTTGGGATGGCACAGAGCATACTAAGAACTACTTGGAGATTTGGCAAATGTACTGTGATTGTGTAGTAATGAAGCGAAGCCCAACATACAAGTATGATTTGAGGAGCATCTTGAAGTATGCTAAGATTAAATGACTAAAATACCTTGGAAAGAATTCAGCCACATCTGGGCAACAGAAAGTAGCTTTATGAGTTTTTTGCGTGGAGGTATCCGTCGTAGCTTGTGGTCAAGGTCGCCAATCAAACTTGAGTTTCTAAAGAAGCACAAGAAGAAGATTGTAAATCCAAATCCAAGAGGTAAGCTAAGGGAGGTGTTTGGAGCAACTTGCGAGATTTGCAACAAAGACTTCCCGATGAAGGATATCGAGGTTGACCATCGTCAAGGTGGGCATTCTCTTAGGCAGTTATCTGACTTACAGGCTTTCATTGAAGGTATTGTTTGTGTTACATTTGATGACTTAGCTATTCTTTGTAAGCCTTGCCATAAAGCTAAGACCTTGGCTGAAAAGAATGGCACAAGTATCGAAGAAGCAATAGTGGAGAAGAAAGTGATTCAGATTATGAAAGACAAGCAAGACAAGCAATTTTTGATTGACAATGGCGTTGTTCCAGCTTCTAATCAGAAGCTACGAAGAGAGCAAGTAAAGGAGGCGTTAAGTGCAAAAAGAGATTAGCGGAAACTTTGAGAAAGCCTTGAGTCAACTTATTACAAACCTCAAAGCAGGCAATAAATCTACAACTCAGATGTTGTACCAGTGGGATGATATGCGAGGTACGGATTGGTTCACTTCAACCAAAACTAAGGAGATTTTAACAAAATGAAAAAACTATATCGAGCAGATAATTACTACAAGACAGTAGAGTATGTCGAAGTTGACGACGATGCACCCATTGGTTTTGAGCTTCCACCGTTGTTTGGAGATGGAATGTATATTTATTTTGAGACACAGCAAGAAGCCAATAACTGGCTTGCGAAAGAAATCCAAACTGAGATTGACGCGCTTGTTGAAAAACTAAAGGAGCTTCAGGAATGATTACATTTTTATATTGGCTAACAGGTTATTTATTCGTCGGAGCTTCCATCTCCTATGGTTTGTGGCACTACTCTAAGTCTAATCCAGACCTAATTATTGACCCAGATTTAACAGAGAAAGAGTTCTTCGTAGTGGTAACACTGATTTGGCTACCTACGCTAATAGCTAGCCTTATTATTGGAGATAAAAATTGATTAAAGTCGTTGCTGTTGTTCTATCTGTCTTGGCTTTATCTGGTTGTGCAAAGAAAGCCGAGCAAACCACTCCTATTGGGGAGTACACAGTTGATAAGCTATTCACAGTAGATAGCTGTACGGTTTATCGTTTCTATGATGGTGCTTACCGCTATTTCACTAATTGCTCTGGGCAAGCGCAGTGGAAAGAAAGTTGTGGTAAAAGCTGTAGTCGTGACATGAATATTTCAGGAGGTGTTAATTGAGTAAGCTGACACAAGAACAGAAAGATAAGATTCTTCGATTAAAAGCAGAAGGCTTGACTTCACGGCTCATTGCGAAAGCGGTTCTTGGCTCTGAGAGTAAGAAGAGTACAGTGAATGATTTGTTGGCTCGTCAAGTAGAGATTTCACAACCCATTGACACAACAAATCTGACAACGAACATTGACTTTGATCTTAGCAAGCCAGCTAATGGCAAGTTATTTGAAAGCAAAGAAATGAAAAATTTGCGCCAGCACATCGACTTTGCTATTAAAAATATCAATGGTGATGGCTTGAAAATTATGTACATCCCAGACCCACAAGTTAAAGTAGGCGAAGACCTTTCTTATCTTGATTGGATTGGTCAATACTTAGCTGACAAGAAGCCTGATGTTATTGTGTGTGCTGGCGATTTCTTTGACTTCCCAAGTCTGAGCAGCTATGATAAAGGCAAGCTTTCATTTGAGGGTCGTCGCCTAAAGGCTGACATTGCTGCTGGTCGTGAGGGTATGAATAGGTTGCTTGCTCCAATGAAGAAGCTGAAAGATTACAACCCTCGTATGGTGTTCACTATGGGCAACCACGAGGAACGCTTGATGCGTGTTCCGAGTAGCCAACCAGAGTTTGACGGCTTCATTAGCTACGAACTTCTTGCTCTTGAGGAAGATGGTTGGGAAGTGCATGACTTCTTGAAGCCAGTTGAGATTCAAGGCATCTATTTTGTGCATTACTTAGCTAACCCATTTACTGGTAAGCCTTATGGTGGTACAGCTTTGAACCAGCTAAAGAATGTTGGTAAGAGTTTTGTTGTAGGACACAAGCAAACTCTGGATGTTGCTATCCGACCAACGATTGATGGTAAGATGCAACTTGGTATTGTAGCTGGCGCGAGCTATCCTTTTGATGAAGGATACAAAGGATATCAGGGCAACAACCACTTCCGAGGTATTGTTATGCTGTATGGTGCAAAGGACGGCTATGCCGACCCAAGCTTTGTTTCATTGGATTTCTTGAAGAAGAGGTATATTGGTTAATGGGAAACAGAGGTAATCGTTTAGACTACGAAGAAGCTATCAAGGATGATAGCAATTTGTCTGATTACATGAAACGCAAGCGAGAGAAGGAACGAGAGCTTGTTAAGAGAAAGTCAAGAGAGACAAAGAAAAATAAATATGTGGACTAAATACCCTTGGGTATGAGATAATATACTACTAGGAGGATTTATGAGCAATAGATATAGCAAGACTGATCTAAGATTAAGAGACATTTACAGGGCTATGAACAGGAGAGTTGGTAATTTAAAAGAGAACTACAGACATTATCGAGATTGCACAATCAGCGATAATTTTAAAGACAGATTTTGGTTCGTTGATTGGGCTAAAAATCAAGTAGGTTATAATAACAAATCTTCTACAGGAAGATATTGGGAGCTTGATAAAGATATACTGTTTAAGAATAACAGACATTACTCCGAGGATTTTTGTGTTTTTGTACCTAGCTGGCTCAATCAACTAGTAAAAACAAAGAAAGCCTCCAGAGGTGATACACCAATAGGTGTTTGTCTTGAAAAAGACAGGTCTTTATACCGAGCGCAGTATACAGATACTAGCGGAAAGCTTTTTAGAAAAAGCTTCACTAATATAGAAGAAGCTTTTTTATTCTATAAAGCAGGTAAAGAAGGGGTGTTTAAAAGTGTAGCCGACATACTTTATAATGAAAATTGTGTTGACCCTAGAATACCAGAGGCTTTGTGGGCTAGGAAAGTAGAAATAGATGACTAACCCAAGCTAAAGAAACGTAAGGAGAATTAATGTGAAGATTAAGATCACAATTAAGAGCGAAGAAAATGAGTGGGACAATGAAATCATTCCTGCCAAAAAGATTGTAAAGAAGATTGATGCTGAAGACATGACATGGACATTGCTGACTAAGCAATATCTTGAGCTTCTTAACGAAGCTGGTTATATCATTGACCAAGAGCTAATTGAAGCTATTTATAAGTCTTCTCGTGAATTGAGCTTGCAGCATTGGGTGAGCAAGAATCTAAAGAATGCTCATCTTGCAGATATTGTCAGGGAGGCTTTATAATGCTAATTAAAATTGGTGATGAAGTCACTGCTAAGAAAGAAGATCATTGGGAATTTCAGACTGTCTATTCAGTAAAACATATCATTAATCCAGATACAGAATACGCTACTTTAGTTTGTAATTGTGCTGATGGTGATAGTTATTATTTCAAGTTAGATGAAGTAGATTTGTATAGCGTGGTTAATCGAGTAGAAGATGTGTTCACAAAAAGTGAACAGCCTGAAATTGTGAACAGGGGAAAAAAGCACCCGCACTATTACAAAGATGTAAGTCATTTATCTTACATTGATGTTTATCGTGTCATTGATCTTTTTGGAGTAAGCAACCCTTGCATTCAACATGCAATCAAGAAGCTTCTTGTTTCTGGTGGTCGTGGTGGTGGTAAGGATATAACTAAGGATTGGCAAGAGGCTATTGACTCTATTAGTCGTGCGCTTGAAATGAAGAAGGAGGATGAATGAAAGTAGAACATTTCACATGTCCTGATGGTGATTGGGAAGCTTTGATTGTTAATGGCAAGCTGTACGAAGATGGTCATAGTATTCCCACTAACACATGGTTAGATCTTCTGAAAGATGCTGGTTGCTTTGTTAGTCAGTATGAGATTAGCAATGAGAAAATGGAACAACAAGATTATACAGTAGAAGGAGGATAAATGAATATCGTACCAATGTCTGTGGAATATGTAGACCACATGGGGTCAGATGTAAATGTAGTAAATGCAGCACGAGTGAGCTTTAATAAAGTAGTAGATGAGTTTACAGACAAGGACGCAAAGCTTCTGTCCTACCTTGCAAAGCACGACCACTGGAGTCCTTTTGCACATACCAGTATTAGTATTCGCATCAAGGCTCCGATGTTTCTTGCAGCACAGTTTAAGAAGCATCAGATTGGATTGACATGGAATGAAGTAAGTCGTCGCTATGTTTCATCAGAACCTGAGTTCTATTGGCCTGCTATTTGGCACAATAAGCCAGATAACGTTAAGCAGGGTAGCAGCGATGATGCTAATTTTTACATGTTGGCTACGAATGTTGATTGTCCACAACAGCAAACTATTGAACAAAGCATTAAACAAGATTTGTCTGGTATTGTTGAGTGGTATGCTGCTATGATCTCTTGTGGCGTTGCACCCGAAGAGGCTCGTATGATTCTTCCTCAGAATACAATGACAGAGTGGGTGTGGACAGGGAGTGCTATGGCTTTTGCTCGTGTAATTAAACAACGAGTTGGTGGTGGCGCACAACGCGCAGCAGGCGAGCTGGCTGAGATGATTAAGGAAGTAGTTGTTCCTTGCTATCCAGCAACATTTGCTGCATTATTGACAGAAGAACTTGATAAGAAGGAAACAAATAAATGAGCCGTCCAATTATTGTAATTTGCGTAGCTGATATTAAGAAGATTGTCCCTCATTTTGAGGTAAGTATGTTGGAAACCCATAAGGGTGATGTTCGTGCTTTGTTGCATAATTTGGGACTTGATACTGATTATGGAATTGAACTGCAAACTGGATTAGAAACTCGCACCAAACTTTGTGGGGTTTGCGTTACTGATCGTATTGTAGGATTAGAGAGAATTGACAAATTTTGGAGAGAGTCAGGCAATTCCTCGCACGAATGTCGTATTTACTCCGAAGACAAGTCTCTTGTGAAAGAGATTCGGAATATGACAAAGGGTAGTAAGGAAGTTAACACTGAAAAGAAGGAAAATGATTGATGAAACAACCAAAAATTAGAACAACAACAGACAGCTATCGGCGGCACTATCCCCGTCTAGTTGAGTTGGCTAATGAGCATTTGGAAGATCAATTTTGGACAAGCACAGAAATGAAGGTTGAGCTTGACAAGATGCAATTGAAGTACGAACTTAGTGAAGAGCAACTACACGCAGTTAAGACCGTTCTCACTATCTTCTTGCGCTATGAGTTGATTGTCGGTGGTGAGTTTTGGGGAAGTCGTGTTGTAAAGGCTTTCCCTCGCCCAGAGGTTGCTTTGGTGGCTTCTGTGGTTACAATGTTTGAGTTGGCTGTACATGCAGAGTTTTACAATCAAATCAATGTTGTACTTGGACTTGATCGTGACAAGGACTACACTGCTTATACAAAAGACCCAGATTTGAAAGCTCGCGTAGATTGGCTTGGTGAAGTGCTTGAAGATGAAGATGATATTCTTGCAGTGGCTGTATTTTCTATGACAGAGACAGCTTTGCTTTTTAGTGCCTTTGCTATCCTAAAGTCATTCCAAAGCAACGGTAATAATCTAATTCCTGTGATTGTACGAGGCACAAACCAAAGTGCTATTGATGAAGACCTTCATGGTATTATCAGTGCTGAAATTATCAACACCTATTATGAAGAACTTGGTGAAAAGTTAGTAGATGATGTAGTTCGGTACGAGAAGATTAAAGAGGCTGTTCAAAAAGTCTTTGAGCACGAATGTCGTATTATTGACTTGGCTATTCCTAGTGACTACTTTAACAGAGTTGCCAAACAAGAATACAAAGAGTATGTAAAGATTCGCCTTAATGTCTACTTAGAGCGATTGCAGTTGCCGCCCTTCTTTGAGATTGGAGAGTGCAGTGTAAAGGAGTGGTTTGAGTTAGGTACTTACTCTTACAAGAGCATTGACTTCTTTACTGCCGGTGTAGGTAACGAGTATGAGTCTGGCTGGGATACAAGCGGTTTTGTTCGTGGATTAAAGAAAGGAGAAGATGAATGAGTGTTGATTACTCTGCGCTACGAAAGCAGTTGACGGCAGAACAAGAAGTTCCTGAATGGTACTCGACAGGAGGACTTCAATTATTCTACGAAAAGTATTCTTATCGTAAAGAGACTCCAAAGCGCCGTTGGAAAACTGTTGCGAAGACTATGGCAAAACATGCACCAAAAGAATACCCTAGCTGGTGGAATGTTGATACATACACAGCAGGCAAGACTTGGGAAGATGTTTTCTTTAATGTTCTTTGGGATGGGTTGGTAATTCCAAGTACACCAATGTTTGCAAACGCTGGTCTGCGAAAGCGCGGTACGACAGTGAGTTGTGCTGGTGGCTATGTTGGAAACAATTTGTTTGACCGCTACAATGCCATTACAGAGGCAGCCGTTCTTACCAAGCACGGACATGGTACAAGTTACAGCGTAGATGACTGGCCTTGTGAGGGAGCTAAGTTGGCTCGTGGAGGTCATAGCAAGGGTGTTATCCCTCTGATTCGTGATTTTGTTAATTGCATGTCGGAAGTAACACAAGGTAGTCGTCGTGGTAGCCTAGCATATAGCTTGGATATTGAACATGGTGACGCTTTGAAGGCACTGAACTTATTGTACAAAGACCCAGAAGGCAACAATTTGGGATGGCTTATTAAAGACGGTTTTGTTGAGAAGCTTCAGCAAGAAGATGAAGGTGCAATGCAGCGTTTAGCTGATACTCTCTCTGTTAAGATGCCAAAAGGTAAGGGGTATTATACTTTTATTGATAAGATGAACCGGCACTTAGCAGAAGCGTTTAAGAGAAAAGGTTTAACAGTAAAGGCAAGCAATCTTTGCCAAGAGACATGTCTCCCAGCAGATGAAAATTACACATTCTCCTGCGTGATTTTGAATTACAATTTGGAGCTTTATGATCGTTGGCCTGAGCATTTAGTATTCATTGGGCAAGTAATGTCCGATTGCAACATTAGCGAATACTTAGAGTGCATGGAAGCTATGAGTGAGTATGATAAAAAGGCTATGTCTAAGATTTACCGCTTCACTAAAGAGTTCCGTGCTCTGGGCAGTGGTGTACTTGGCTTACACACTCTGTTTCAGAAGCGACGAATTGTTGTTGGTGATATGGAAAGTATCTTCCTTAACCAAGAGATTTTCTCTAAGCTTGATAGGGATAGCAAAGAAGCTACTGAATGGCTTGCAGAGGTTATGGGGGAGCCAGAAGGTTGTCTAGGGCTTGGTATTAGAAATGCGACACGGTTAATGATGCCGCCAACTAAATCAACCAGCGAACTAGCCGCTTCGTGTTCAGAGGGTATTGGTCTTGACACTGCTATGGTCTATACTAAACAGACAGCAGGTGGTGAGATTTTTAAGATTAACAAAGTGCTGCTTGCTTTGATGAAAGAGCGAGGTGTCTACAATCCCGATACTGTTGAACGAATTGCGCGAGCAAAGGGGAGTATTCAGAAAGAAGGTTGGTTGACTGAGCATGAGAAGGCTGTGTTTAGAACAGCTTTTGAAATTGATATGAAGTGGGTTATTATTCTTGCGGCAAGTCGTCAAAAGTATATTGACCAACAGCAATCAATTAACTTGTACTTCACAAGTAATGACAGCGAGGAGTATATTGCACAAATTCATCGCATGGCTTTCTTAAATGAAAACATCTTGAGTTTGTACTACATCTACTCTATGCGTGGAGCAGGGGATGTGACGCGAATTACTGACTGCGAAAGTTGCCAGTAAAAATAAAATAGGGGCGGCTAACGCCCCATTCCGAGGAGAACATGCTTCACAGCATGATTCTTTATAGTTATTGTTATTTCTTTAGCTCATGGATGAGCTTTATTTCTTTTCGTAAATCTCTTTCTGTTTCAGCAGGAAAGATTCAATAGCTTCAATCTGTGTGTTACAGGATTGAATAGCTCCGTAGTTCCTCACCTGCGCTTCTACTAAAGAAGCTATCTCTTTATCCTTCACAGGATAAGCTTCACATCTCACAAGCATTTCACTTGGCGGCAGGACTACCATTGGCTTCATTATAACTGTCGGAGAGCATCCGATAAGCGTCATCAGACAAGCTACACTGATTATCTTTACTAACATAGATTTTCTCCAACTTAACAATTTGTTTGACTCTTTCTTCCACTTTTACAACAACATCTTTCTTTTGCTTAGATAGCACTTCTAATGCTTTAGTTTGATGGCTGTAAGCCTTCTCACGAGCATCAAGGAGAAGCGTTTGCTCCTTAATCGTCTGGGTGTGAAGAGTCAGCTCTTTTCGTGCCTTAGACAAGCTTGTATTAAGATGCTTAACATACAAGAATAAAGATAGTGCCACCACACCAATGATGACATATTTATTCATAATAAGTTTCAATAGAAATGGTGGCATAGTTTTATTCCTCAGCTTGTTCTGCTTCATGTTGTACTTGGTCTTGTACCATGTGAGCGTGTAGCTCACCTTCATTCTTTTGCACTCGAAGCTCAATATCCTTGTGGTCTTTCTCAAGAACAACAACCCTATCAACAACTCCTGCGCCAATCCATGTCAGCAACCCTAGAAACATAGTGATAACTAAACCAGCTCCTTGAATCTTGCCAACAGTTCTTTCAGCCATATTAATAATTGGGTCTGTTTTAGCTGTACGAGTATCTACTTTCTTTTCAAGAATAGTGAGGTCTTCTCGTAATACTTGATGTTTCTCAATTAGAATTGTAATCTTTGAGAGGTTTTCTTCAATTTTTTCTAAGATTGCTTCGCTCTTCGTAAGACGAAAATCAAAGAATCCTAATTTTTGTTCAATAGATGCAATTTTTTCTTGCCCGTACTTCTCTTGCGTTTCAGACACCCTCGCTCTCCTTACATCAAATTACAGTAGTTTAATTATCTTGTTAAACAAAGCTTGTCTATCAGCTAGGCCAATAGCCCCGCCATTTAGAATCTTTGTGTTAGCTTTTACATCTTGTTTTTCTGCTGAAGCAGACAGCTTGTTTGATTGCCAGAAGTAACAGGCAGCAATGACAGCTTCAGGAATCTGAGTGAGTAGGTCTGGATTAGCTACGCACTTAATTCCTGTTGCTTTTTCTAAAGCAATGTAGTTAGCCTTAAAAGTTGTCTGGAACAGCCCCTTCCCGCGATAGTTCCACCCATCGCCACTAGATTCACCACCATTACCATACCTACCAGCATATACATAGTTGGCAATAGCGCGTGGCTGTCTAGCATATTTATTAGCAATAGTGTCTGATGGGAAACGAGAAGGCCATGTATTGCGTAAGCCTTTAGCAGAGTAGTTTAAGTTCTCAGAGAATGCTGTGAAATGAGCTGATTCATGGCAAGCTTGAGCTAAGAACATAGCAATCTCGTTCTTACTGTCAATACCAAACTTAGGCATGTAGGTAAGAAGAGCTTCTAGCAGCTTATCAATATCTTTTGCTTTAGGGGCGATCTGCTGAAGTGTTTCTTTGGTCAGCACGACTTACCTCCTGTTTATTTGGTGTACCAACACCCATTGGGTGTTGGCTCCAGCTGTGTTGGTTGTCAAGTGTGAAATTCGCGGATAGGTTCATATCATACCCTCAATGGTAGTAGTTCTTTTAGGTCACGTGAGTTGATCATTTAAAAACCCTCGTTGGTTTCTTTTAGACCGACGTGGCGGCGTGCTTCATCCATCCATTTCATATGTGGTTATCCTTTTTGCATAATTACCCAATTTGATCCGTTGCTTTTCAACAATGCCCAAGAACCAGCCACTGCTGGCAGGATGGATTGCCCTACGGAAGCCGAATCAATTGGCGCCACATTTGAGCTAGATGATATTACTTGCTGCGCCTGAATGGTTTTTACTGTCAGCTCTCTATTTGGGTACACACTGGGGCTTGGTAGCGTCATGGTGTGCGTACCTGCTCTATTGACGATAATATAGCTATCAATCTCAGCGACCGTTGATGCGCTATTTGTTGTTGTTCTTATTCCTCGGTAGCTTCTATCTATGTTTATGTCAAAAGAACCAGAATCAACAAAGTTTATATTTGTTGATGCTTTAAGGATATTGCTGCGCTCAACTATTTCGCTACAATTTATATAACGAATTGCATAATTAATTGCCTTTAGATTATTTCCAGAAATAGTTCCAAGGCTGATTCCTGATAGTGAATCAGCCGCAAGGTGAACGCAGGATGCCCCAGTAGATTCAAGAATATTTCCATTAATAGCAAAGTTTGTAATACTCTCCGAAGCAGATGCTTGAAAGTAAATACTAAAACTATCGGTGGGGCTTTCGCCTACATTATTGCATATTGATAGATTTTTAATGCTACTTGTTTCTGCTTTTAAGAAGATAGCATGGTCATTATCTCCGCCAATTACATTACCACCTATGGCCAAACCAATAATATCAGTAGTTCCTGACTGCTCAGACTCTACGCTGATACCAACCGATGTTGTACCGGCGTCCCCTGTGTTTTTTATGTGGTTATCCGCAACCAATATAGTCGATTTTCCGATCTTTGCGTAATGCTCCACTGCAATAGCTCTCACATACGCGCCAATAATATAGTTTCCAATGATTGTTGGGTTTGCGCCTTGATATATGATGCCATCCCTTGGAGTAGGCGATGCTGACGAGTAAACCCCTTCTATGGTATTTCCGACAAACTTTGTGAAATCTGTTGACGGGTGTGCATCAATACCTGCGTCTTTCATGCCTGATCCGAAATTTCCTTCGGCTGTGCAAAAAATGTTTACGCCACTGTCTCCACCGAAAGTCACGAGATGCCTCATGTCCTCGCCAGTGTTTTTAGATGCATTAGCTGCGTAACATCCATCTACAATAGCTACACCATAACCCAACGCAGAATCCCTAGTGTGTACCATATTGTTTTGTGTGAACGAAGGATACACACATCTTTTAGCGCGGATTGAAATAAGATCGACATAAGAAAAAAAGCTATCATGAACTTTTGGCGCATAGCAAAACTCAAAATTTACCGCAGATTGTTTGTTTGTGTTTGCGCCAATAACTTTTACATTTTGTAAAACAATATTTTCCCTAAGAGATAAAGGGGAAATTCTTGCAGAATCTGCTACATTAAAGTCGTATAGAACATCACTGTATAATGTTATTTGTGTCGAAGAATCTACTGACTTTATTTTTACTACTTGCCCGGTTGTGGAGCCGGTTGCAAACTCAGCGTCACTCTCCAACCACGCATACCCATCAGATAAAAACGAAGCTGAATTTGCGACCTGAATAATAGCAAAGCCCGATTGAACATCTGTTGTTACCAAGACTTGTGATCCTTGGCTGCCTCTGAATGTAAGCATGAAGTCTGCGTCAGCAGATATATTAGGGGCGCTGGAAAAATCTAAAGTTAGATTTTTAATTGTGATATTTTCTGCTGTAGAAACAATTGCCGCGTCCACACGAACAGTTAGGCCGCAGCCATCCAATATAAGACCACTAGACGACTGTAAAGCAAGAGAAAAATTAGCTGTTTCATCAGACCCATTTCCAGACACACCAAAATCCTTCACGCTAACAGGCAGGTCATTCAACCTAGCATAAAGCGTGCGCCAAACAGCGCCAGTGCCGCCATGCTTCCACGCAATCATTGATGTTTTAAGAAATGACGCGATGGCTGTTAGCGCGCCACTCAACACAGTGCGCCGAGTCTGCACACCAATAGGAGTGGCGGCTTCATCTTCGTCTGTAATAACCGTCACCCCATCAGGCAACGAAGCGGATAGTGTGTCGCCTGCGGACTTTGTGGCGGCATATTTCACAATAGGGATAGCATCCCCAAGGCTTGCCACTGTACCTTTATTAAGCTGTACTCCATCCCTAGAGAGGAGTACCGTATCTGTCAGCAAAACAGGGGTTGCTGCTACAGGGAGTTGATTAACCTTTACCCCAGCCATAAGAATCTCCTTACGTTGTTAAGAAATCACCACCAGAGTTAATCTCTAGGTAGTCATTATTATTATTTACAAAAAGATATTCACCATAAGCGGCGGCAAAACCACCATATACAGAAGAATACATAGTTAATCCGAGGTAAAGTCCCAGCATCAGCTTACCCCCACCAAATCACTAGCTGTTGTCCCAGTAGACAAAACTTTCTTTACTTTTACTGGCAGGACAAGGCCAGATGGAAAGTTTTTAAATACTACGGAGGTATTGTCATTTTCTGGAACAACAGCAACATCTCCGCTGGTTCCTACGTAAATGTGAATACCATGAATAAAAACATCTACATCAGACTTCGTTACGCTAAATGCATGAGAGGGCATAGCCGGAACTATATAACCATCACCTTGTGTACTTGGGCCTGTATCAATCGTTGCCATTTTATTTTTCCTAATTAATTTAAATTACTTGGTTTCTTGTTTCTTCGCTACACGATAGTTATGTCCGGCTAAGCCAGCAATAATACCTGCCAAACCTAGGACAACAGCATCGCTAATAGCATTGCCTGTTACGAGAAAGCCAACAGAGAACAGAAACCCTGTGCATAATGTAATGCCAGCTAATACGCTAATGAATACATTAGAGCGCGGGTTTCCTGTTGCGTCAGCAATTACTTGTTTTAAGTATTCAAACATTCCTCACCTCTTTGTTACTAATTATTACAAACTCTAATGATTGAAGAATCTGGGCAATCTCTATGGGATAGCTCTTCTTTTACGACAGTGGGCGCACTAGCAGGTTTTTGTTCTTCTTCAAGTTGCTTATACTTCTTGTATTGCTTAGAGAATCTATTAGCAGCATAAGCTCCAACACAGCCTCCTATACCATCTACAACAACATCTTGAAAGCTGAACAAGCCTTTGTCTAGTTTGTTGTATATCTCTTTCGCAATACCCGGAAGAAGGGCTATGGCACATGCCTTCTGAGGAGAATAAATCATCCCAAAAGAAGCACCAAAACCAAAAGAGAAACTAAAGCTTAATAGCTTATCCTCTTCTCCTGCGTGTGAAGCAGGAGATAAGAGAAGTGCAACACAAATAACAAATATCTTACTATTCATACAACACCCCTCTTCTGAGTAAGTATTATTCTTTATATGCTAGAGCTTCTTCCGGTGTCATGGAGGTAATACTACAAGTAGACTTTACTTCTGAGACAGGGCGTTCTTGTACAGGTGCTTTAATGATTTTGTCAACAAATACAATCTTTTCTTTGATGACAATTTCTTTAACGATAGTTTGTACAGGGGTTACAGGAGCTGGTGGTGTCTGCTTAATAACTAGAGCTGGGGCAACAATCTTTGCAGGAGCCTTTTCTGGCAACGAGATAAAACATGAACCAGCTAACAGCACAGCCGCCACGATCATGCCACGATAGGCTTCTTGGCAAGCCCATCGGTCGTCAGCCGTGAAGCCGGTCATGGAGAGCTTGCTAATAACCTTCATCAGCGCCCCATCCTTACCCACCATGATGCGTTGCGCGTAGATGCCGCCTACCATGCCAATCGAGTGACTGACTAGAAGGATTAATGCAGGCAACACCCCTATAAAATGCAAGAGAACAAGAGCTGGGAGTAAAGACCACAGCACCCCGCGAAACAATAAAGCTGTTTGCCAAGAGTAGTTAATGATTGGAATCCTAACATACCATTCTGGCTTTCTTTCTGGCGAACCTACTCTGTTAATTCGCCATTGCTCCATGCTTACATCCCTTAAACCAGAGCCTATTGCTGCACCCCAGCCGAAAGATTCACCTATCATGTGCCCAATGACAAATAATACTAAAACTTGCCAAGGGAAAGCTAATGTTTGCAACAGAGCAGCTAGACAAGCTAGAGCCATTAGTGCTTTGACAATAGGACGCGGGAATGGTGGTTTTGTTGCTCCGCGCATCCTATCTAGTAGTGGTAGAGCTATTGCTGAAAGTGTTGCTAGTAGCATATATTGTTATTCCATAAATATGTAACTTACAAGGTATGTATTACTGACTGCTGATTTATTAATTTTTGGCATTTTTAACTCTTATCTGTGAAGGGCTATAGTTGCAATCGTAGGGTCTGCCGCACCAATACCATTCCCTGCTTGATTATTACCAGTGAAAGTTAAAGTCGCTTGCGTTGTAGAATATGCGCTTGGAGTTTGTGCAGTTCCTTGTATTCCACTAAAAAATGCACCTCGATCAGTTGCCAAAGTTGATCTACCACCACCGGAAACCGCATAATTGGCATCCGGCATAGCTGTAGTGAAGTTTAATGTATAAACACCAGTAGCATTTCTTGTAACGCTACTTACATTTCCAGAAGCTCTGATAGCACCTGTTGTACCATCAAAATTAACCCAAGCCCTGCACCTAAACTCCGGCAGCAATGTACTTCCGCCCGGAATTACCGAAGAGAAATTACCGCTTGAATCTACTTGAGCTTTTGTGTTATTCTGCGTACCTAACTGTAAGGTAGTGCCTACGGATTGAATTGCATTTGTACTAATTGTAGACATTATTATCTCCCGATGGCAATCCAATATGATTGTGTAATAGTCGCAATATTCTCTGACACTCCAATACTAAATCCAGAGTTATCGACTGAACCAACATGAGAACCTAAAACACTACCACCACCAATCGCACCAACATATATTGGACTAGCTAAAGCTGTGTAACATTGAGTACCGAACGAAATTGGAAAATTGACGCGAGTATATGCGTCATTAGGGGTTGATGCTATACCCCACTGAATAATCAAGCCATTTGGAAATTTTTGGTATCCATTAGTTGCCAAAGACTGATTAGAACCGCCAAAAAACGCTGATAATGCAATAGCTTGAAGCTGATCTACACCAGTATCGCCTGAAATTGCAGTTGGCATATATTACTCCTGATATGGGAATCTGTTACGAATATCTTCAGCAAGAGCTACCAAATCTTCTTGAGTAACTTCGCCACGAAGATGCTTACCCACCAAAGGGTCGTACTCATTCTTAAATGCTTCAGCGCGAGCGGCTTTTGCTTTCTCGTTCTGGATAGCCTTTAGTTTTTCTGTATTAATACTGACTAGCATTATACTTGTACTCCTCTTAACGCAAAGAATTGTTCTGCACCAATTCCATAGCCATCGGGTTTACTGAAATCTACTTCCCATGCAGCAGATGTAGACCAATCAGAGGGAAGATCAGAGTCTTCGCAGATGATATATGGAACACCAGCAGGAACATCCTTCATGGCGATTTCTTTGATTGTTAAGCCACATTCGCATGGCATGAGAATAGCGATTGTGTTATCTTGGTTTGGATAAATGATTTTCATTTTGGATTACCTTATTATCTGAAGAAGTTTAGAAATACCGCCGACGCATCTCTAAATTGAGTATTAACATCTCTAATTTCTACAAAAGCTTGGGTAGAGGTATTAGCTGTATTTTTCTGGAAGTACAGCGGCGCTCTAACATTTTGTAAATAATCAGCGGCCCCTACTACTGTATATAAAGCATCTGGCATTGGCGTAGCGAAATTTACAACATAATCTCCAACACCAACCCTAGTTACGCTAGATACATTATGGTTTGATCTTCGTGTACCATTCGCACCATCAAAATTAACCCAAGCCCGACACAGCGTCCCAATTTCAACTCCAGCGTTATTTCTAATAACCGGAGGATTTGCATCTGTACTTCTTAATGTACCCGCAGTAACATCACTTGCTACTACGGTACTTACTGAAATTGTACTCATATTATACTACCACCCATCTTGCACCGTTCTGTACGGTAACTGTTACGCCATTGGCAATTGTAATCGGCCCAGCAGACATCGCGTTCTCGCCTGTGACTACTGTATAGCTCGTATTTACGGTCTGGTCGTTCTTATAAAAAATCTTATCAGTACCGCCACCCCCAGCTCCACCACCTAGTGCCGACCACAATCCTGTGGTTGCGTTGTATCCTTCGTACTCATTTAGTGTAGTGTTGAAACGAATCTTACCGTTTGCTGCTGTTGGTCGTTGAGCTGTTGTGCCTACCGGAACTTGAAAAGCAGAAACGCTTGTAGTCGTACCTTCCCCTGAGTAAGAGAGGCTTGTAGCGTTAACAACAGAGTTATTAATTGTCTTGTTTACTATTGTCTGTGTAGCATCTAGTAATGCGACTGTATCGGAAGCCACAACAGGTAGTGCGTGTTGCTGCGTAGAACTTGGCCCAAGCTTTGCTGTAATAATTGGTGCAGTGGCATTGTTAAAGGTGTTTTGACCGCTAAGGCTGTTATTACCAGCTAAAGTTGCCGCACCAGCGACATTGGCCAGTGCAGTAAGAGAGATTGACCAAGCAGCAAAAGTACCTGTGCCGCCTGTTTGAGTAACCTCAGCAACGCTTAGGGTTAGCGAGCCAGTACCTGAGTTATAGGCAGTAACTTGTCCAATCATGTAGTTAGCTGGTGATGCCGTGCTTGCAGCAATCATAAACATACCAACTACAATTGTTTTACCTGTCTGGATAACAAAAGTTCTTGTATCAGGGAATGTAGTAGGGATGCTGTTACTTGTTGTAGATGTAGCTGTAGTTCCCGGCGCATTAAGCGCAGAAAGAGCGGAAGAGCTTGCACTATCAGCATAAACACGAGCAGAAAGCAAGCCACCAATGTTTCTTGTGCCTACTGCCCAGTCCTTAGCACTTCCTGTTGGGATTGATGTGCCAATGGCATATGCTTTAGCAGAGTAATCTATTGTAGACACAAGGCCACTGTCATCTTTAATAGCCCAATCCTTGGCGCTACCGCTAGGGATAACCGTACCAATAGCATGAGCGCGAGCAGAGTAGTCACTACCATCTACGGTGACGCTATCGCTATCAATAGCCCAAGCTTTTGCACTACCACCTGTTTGTGTGGTTAGGTTGCCTACGGCATATTCTTTGGCAGAATACTCGCCATCAAAAACAATAGCACCTGTTAGGGATGCCCAGTTTTTAGATTCTAGTGCCGTGTCTACTGCATGAGACAGTGCTGGAACAAATCTAACACGATGACCTCCCCCCGCAAGACCGTTTGCACCGGCACTATCGTCAACGGTAAAACCGTCTCTAAATGTCACGCTACTCATATAGCAGCTCCTTATAATATTTCAATTAAATTGAATGAAGTTTCATACCTGTCAACATAAGGCTGAGAGATTGGGTCAATGCTTTTTAACCTGCCCAAGAATGTCCTGAGATACATTGTTTGGTCAATATCGGGGTCATAGCAAAAGAATACTTCTGAATGGATTCCTTGTTGTCTTTGCATTACATAAGTTTTTGTGAATGCCTCGTCCTTAGATAAGCCATCAAGCTGAAACGATGCGGTGCGGCGAGGAGTTTTTACATCAAAGTATTCATTATTGCTAAGTGTTAACTCAATATTCGTGTTTTCTTCATAGCCAAGCTGTGCGCCATACCTCATATTAATAGTCGGCTGGAAGGACTCTCCAATAAAGATTCTACCAAACTCGATATATCCATCTGGGTTAGAGGAGTCAAATATGTCAACAACCATTGAAAGCGCAATATTAAGATTTGTACTTATGTTTGATGCTAGTGGCGTATAGTTAGTCCTTTCGTCGTCACTAATAGTACCTTCCCACCAGTTATTATATTCCCACTCAAGATCGCTTGTGTTGAAGATAGCAGGCCAGACAGGGATTTCTCCGCTGTCGTAAACCAGAGTAATCTTGGCTGATTCAGCATACAACCTAATTCGCCACATTGCTTGCGTTGTTAAATTGTGTGCAGCTATAGCTACAACATTCACTGGACGACCTTCGTTAAATGTGCACTCAAATCTTGTACTTGATTCCAGCGTGTCAGTTGTTCGTGCTTTCTTAGCTAATACTCTGTTTGAAGCATTAGCTAGTGGTAATGTCTCTAAATAACTTCCACCTGTAAGAGATGTAGCTTTTTCAATTCTATTAGGCCAAGCTAATAATACATTTGCCATTTAGAATCCCCTGTTAGCTGCTAATTACAAGCCCTGCGCTGCCAATACCCACAACCACATTACTTCCGTTGGCACTTGACCTAAACTGAGGGGTGAAGGTGCCAGTTGTTGTGCAGTTATAAATACCCGTAAAGATAGCAACAGTGTCTGTGTTAGCTGCTGCAACAGTAGTTGTACTTACCAAATAGCCGGGGGTGGTAATAGAGCCTTGGAAGCCACCTGCTGTACCATCCGCAGCAACAACCGCATGAAACATCCCAGATAAAATACCAGCAGGTGCTGCTGCTGTGAATACGATACCCGTTGTTGTTGCTGCTGTTTGATAGCGAATGGTGTAATTAAAGAAGTAATTTTTACCTGCCACGACAGGAAATTGAAGTTCTGTTAAGTTAGCTAATGTGGTGTTGCTGTTGTTAGTTACGGCAGCTAGGCTGTAGTACACAGAACGAACATGGTCTTTAATGCTAGTCGCTGGTGTTTGGTTTAATACAATACCATCTCGTGAAACAAGAATATAGTCCGAGTCGATAATAGGCAGTGCAGCCGGAGCTAATTGATTTACATATTTATCCGTCATAATTTAGTTCTCAAGTATTCTCCAAGCTCATTGATTGCTAAAGGAGATAAATAATCGTATAGTACATGATTACCACTGTGAGTAATAGGTACTTCTGTTCTTAATCCAAATTGGTTTCCATCAACCAGTAGTGTTTGTATACCATCTCCAACTAGAAGGTCAAAGCCACCAAATATACTTGAGTTACCCCACAAGAATAATGTAGCTTTAGATAGCCTAGCGTCTAGGGTAAAACCAAGAATAGTGAAGTAGCCTCCTGAAGAGTATCCAAGCTTGATTGACTCTAGATAGACGGTGTTTCCAATTACAATGTTAGGAGTAATTGTCTCATCTAATCTAACCTCTACTTGTACAGTATCTCTCCGCCTTGAAAGAAGTCTTGTCAGCCTATTGGCTAAGAAAAAACCTGTCTCGGCGTTTCTTAGGACGGTTTCAATAACTAAGTCTTCAGAAAGAGGATGTCTTTGTTTTACATAATCTAAGGTATCTGTGTTTAGTCGAAATTGCTCTGCCAATCTAGCCTTTCTGTCTGCTGAAACGCTGCCTGCTAGATCTGTTTGAACTTTCTCCACCTTGTCGCTTTTAACAGTGACACTGCTAACAGGAAGTCCATTGCCGCCGCTTCCCGACGCTGTTCTATTTATGTTGAGAATCTGGTAATCAAAAATACTAATATCTGGAACATTTGTTGGTGGCTTTAGCTGTAAAGCAGATAGACTGCCATCGGCATTAATAACCCAATAACCACCAATACTCTTGGCGATACTATCCAGCATTTCCGATGTTTTCTTTTTATCTTTTAGGTAGATTCCTACTTCACCAAGGGTGTTAAGCTCAGCAATACTCTCTATCGTAGTAGCATATCCTTGTCGTGAAGCTAAGTAGGAAAACACCTCTCCTGCTAAACTAACATCAGTATCTACATCACAAGTTACTTCGCCAGCAGGATTACTGCCTAACTTAAAGTATCCTTGGTATGCCCCGTATTTTCCACTAGGTATATTGTCAGCTAATAGTGCAGAAAGACTGGGGTATTCTGTGTGGTGAAGTATTAGTACGCCCCTGTCATATACTGCCGTAATATTGGTGTTAATTGGCAGCGATTGCACTTGATAAACTAATTGGGCTGTGTTGACTAAGTAGGGGTCAGCGTTCCTCACCATACCAAATACTTTAGGCTTAATCTTTCCTTGAATATCTGTCTCAACGCCCTCTACTCCATTAGGTAGGATATTGTTGCCTAAGTAGTATTCTTCAGGGTCATCTAAGTTTAAGATTTCCTGTGGGTCACGCAGTCTAATAGAAATTGTTGTATCAGAGAAAGTTAAGTTATTTACTGTACCAAAAATAATAGGTGTTATGTTACCAAACTCATCTCTCAGTGAAATTGTTAGCCCTCTACCATCTAGGCTATAATCCACAAGATAATCTAATTCACCGTCTGGGTTTACTAAAACAGCTTCGCCGTAAGCTGAACGACTGCCACTCTTAACTAAATCACCTGCAAAAGCCGATGATGTATAGAGGGCAGGTTGTTTAATTCTGTTATCGTAATAAATCCCTTCTGGCGAAATATACTCACCTGAAGAGAATGTAAGTTCTACTGGTTCATCAAACTCATTAAGAGCTTCAATCTCCATTAACCAAATTCTTTGTAAAGCCATATTATTCTCCTAAGAGAGAGGTACTTTTAATTTATTAAATACCTATTTGTTAAAAGAATAACAGGGAATCCGGAGATTCCCTATTAATTAGGCAGATGCTGCCAAGCTTGCAGATGACTCCAAACCATCAAGCCTTTCTTCCATTTCTGTAAGTTTGGCAATGATTTGTTGGTTAGCTGCTTGTTGCAATCTAACAAGAGCTGCTGCGTGAGCATTGCTTTCTGTTAGAGCAGTGATGATAGCTGTATTGTCTGTCGTGCTCTGAACACTAACATTTAAGCTACCTGTATTTCCTGTTGTAATAGGAACAACATTACTTGCCGTACCAAGATTTACAGGAGTAAACACACCAATGCTCAGTGCCGAACGAATAGCCTCTAGCTCGTTGACTTGAGCTTGTAGCAGACGCAGAGACTCATCCTGATAAGTGAAAGCTTCGTTAGCAGCTTTATCAGCTACATTCTTAGCTTGCCCAAGGACGCTATCAATCAAACGCTGTGCTTCAGGGCCACTAGCAAACACACTCTTGATAGAATCAAGGAGCGGTTTGATTAAGTTATTCACCACGCCAGCATTATCAGCAAGATTTTGTCCTGTTGATTGTGTTGCTAGATTCACTGCGCTCTGGTACTCAGATAGCAATACATCTAGTTGCTGTGTAGGTACTAACGACTCAACCCTAGCATCTCTAATAGTTTCGTAAAGGCTTCTGGCGGCATCAGTTAAGCTACTGCCAGCGTCTTCTGCTGCGCTACTCATTTCAAGGAAAGCTGGTGACAACGCAAGTACGCTGCCAAGTAACTCTTGACCAGAGCTTGTTGTGGTGTCAATACCTTGAACAAGAGTCTTAAAAGCTTCTTTGCTTGCAGGCAGTGCCAAACCAAGTTTTGCAAACTCTCGCGTAGTACGACGGGTAAGCTCGGCTGTTTGCTCTTGAGAATCAAGGAAATCGTTAAAGAAAGTATCAAGACCATCTTGCAGTCTATCTACTCCACCAGCTCCTTTAATCAAGCTAATAGTTACATCAGCAAAACCATTGCCAATAGCAATAACATTGTCACGAAGAGAGTACAACTGAGTAGCAAGCTCCACAATAGCATCTACACTATCAACTGAAGCAATGCTAAGTATTTCAGAAACTCCGCTAACTCCGTTGGCAAGAACTAAGGATTGTCTAACAATTTCAGCTCCAACATCACCTTGTTTTAAGATAATGTCTTTGAAGTTGACTGCCGTAACACCAAACAAATCAAGAGCCTGTGCTGCTTGTTCAATGCCCGAAGATACTCTAACTACAGTTTCAAAATACCCTTCACCCACTTTCTGGAAGTCTTCTAAGCCCGGAATAGCTGCTTGTGCAATACTATCAGCAGCAGCGCCAAACACAGCCTCTAACTTCTCTTGGATTTCTTCACCCTTTAAGCCTTTTAGGTTAATCTTGCCGATCTTAACAACAAAGTTGTCTAGGCGAGAGGTAACATCATTTAGGTTTTGACCTAGGGGAACGGCTGCCAGTTTGATAGCATCGTAAAAGCCAGTAAAAATTAAGGTAAACTGTCTTTCCAATTCATCGGAAGCTGCTGAGGTTCTCGTAGAGTTCTTATTAGATGTAGTAAAACCAAAAGATTTTTTCTTCTTGTTTATATCTACATATTCTCTAAGATTAAAACCTTCCGAAGTAATAGAGGATAGATTTTGCGCTTCACCTAAGAGACCTTGGCCTTTAATAGAAATTTTAGTTCCAAATAGTCCACCAATTAACTTTCCAATACCAAGTAACTCCGATGCTCCAAGAGTTACGATACCTACAGCGGTGCGAAGTCCCTTGCCTAGTCCACTTTCTTTGAAGCCTGTGCTTACGGTTTTTGCTAGGTCTTCGCCAGCCCCCTTACGAATAACAAGGTTAGTCAAACCACCAATATTAGACTCAATATTCTGCAAGCTTCTCAGCATTGCAGAAGTGATTGGTAACTCTATTTTAGAGTTCTCAGCAAGCAAATCAATAGAGCGTTTAATGCTTTCAGATTTAGCAGACTTGTCACCAAAGACTGTACCTGTACCTTCGTTAGTTGGCGCGAAAGAACCTTTTGTTTTTGAGCCGCCAAATCCGGCGGCAGCCACAAGCGCAGCCATCGCAGCGAATGCAACAAACGCAGCAGGGCCGGGTGTTCCGGCAGCGGCTGTTACGGGAGCAACAGCACCGGCAGTAGCGCCAATACCAAGCAATGCCGCAATAGATGTGCCTGCACTTGAGACAGCGGCAATAGCGGTCTGGGCATACCCAGAAAGCTTAATGCCAATAGTTTCTAGCGTCAGTCCCTTCTCAATAGCAAAATTCTTGATTGTAGATGCCAACTCAAAAGCTTTGTAGGCTTTTTCAGCAGCAGACAATACCTTGTATCCAGCACTCTTCTCTTTGAAGAATCCTTTAGTAGCTCCGAGGATATTGCCAATGTTACGGAGTTCGTTCTTAGCTCTTTGCTTTTCAATGTCAGTAACATCTCTGTTGTTGACAACAGCGTCAGCTAGAAGTTCGTTATAAGCCTCTTGCTGTTTATTAATGTCCTGAAAAGCATTGATTAAAGCGCCAGCACCCTTGCTTGCATCACCAAACAAATCACCAATTTTAAGCTCTTCTGGTTTAAGAAAAGCTTCTTGGTTTTTAGCAAAGTCTTTATCAACAGAATCTTGATATTTCTTTTGATCTTCGCGAGCTTTTTCAGCATCGGCAGTTGCTTTAATAGCATCACGCAAAGCGTATTGCTTGTCAATTTGAAGTTGAGTTAGTCCAGCAGAAATTGCCTTCTGAGTGTCAACTAACTTCTGTGCTTCTAATTCAGCCTCTTTCAGTGGCAAACCCTGTGCAATTAAATCATTAACACTTTGGAGTAGTGCAGTTTCTGCTAAGTAATTCTTGCGAAACTCAGCGTTCTGTTCTGCAAGGCGTTCTCTTTCTTCGCGGAGCTTTTTAGTGGCTTCGGTTTCAACTACGGTAGCTGTGCCACCACCCCCCAAAAATGGATTAACTGCTTCAGGCTTCGCGCCTTTGCTATCTCTTACTACTGCACCAATGACAATATCTTGCCCAAGATCAGATACGAAAGCATTGAATTGCTCAGTTAGCTTATCAAGACCAAGTGCCTTAGCGAATCTTATGCCAATTTGTCCGAGAGCTTTCAGGGTGTTAGTAAAAGCATCTACCAAAGCACCAAGAATCTTTCCTGCAATAGTGTCTTTAAGGAAATTAAAGATTCCAACAAAAGCGTCTTGCAGTCCTTTGGTAATCTTTTTGTAAGATTCTGTTATAAATATAAAGGCACTTCCAACACGCTCTTTCAAAGACTCAAAAGTAGAAACAATTAGCGAGCCAATGCTCACAGTAGTGCCACCAACTTCCACTGTAGCATTACGCATCGAGTAGAGGGCTGTTGCAACACCGATGATTGTTGCAGCTAGAATTACATAAGGGTTAGCTGCTGCAACAATGTTAAACAAGGCTTGAGCGCCTGTGGCAATTCTTAGGTTCTTTACATATTCTAACAAACTAACATTAGCGGATTTGTTAGCGGCATCCATAATGTAAAATGCAGTAGCAGCACCACCAATAACACCTGTCATAATTAACAGATTATTGGTAACTTCCTGAAACTTGCCATCTTGAAGTGACTTACCAAGTCCAACCATACCAGAGGCTAGTTCTGAGATAATACCTGAAAGACCTTCTGTAATTCCGTATGTTTTATTCAGTTCCCCGATAAAAAATTGAAAGCCTGTTGACAAGTTCTGAAATGCCTGTCCAACAGTTTTTGGGATGCCTTCTGTTGCAACGATTAAATCAAGCATACTCTTTTGCAAAGCATCAGCTACGAACTTTGTTGTCAACAAACCATCTTGTGACATTTTCTTTAGTGAGTCACGAGCAACATTACCGCCTTTAGCTAAGGCATCTAGCAAGGCTGGTGCAGCTTCTGCTACCGATCTAAATTCCTTTATCTTCACATAAGGTCGTTAGGCTTATGCCGCAATTAAGCTGCTGCATGTTGCCATGCAGATGAGACTATATCTTCATCCCGTAAGGGAGACTACCATTTCCACTCACTTGAGTGTACGCCTTGCGGCTAGTCGTTGGGCATTTAATAGAGCTTTAGCTCTATATTTAGCAACGGATTGTCCTGAAGGAGTTTCCCGTTTTAGGTAGTGTTTGTGCTACGAATTACTCCGTAGGGTGACAAATTTATCTATCACCTGCAAGTTTACCGCTACCCATAGCCTGAGAGAACTGTAGGATTGCAGCACTTGCTTCTCGCGTATTCGCACCTGATAGTAGAAGTGTTCTACCAAATGCTTCTGTAATATCCAGTACCTCCGAGGTTGTCTTACCGTAGCGAGACAATGCTGGCTGAAGTCGATTATACAATGTAATTGTTGAGGTGAGGTCTGTTCTTGTTGCAATGGCTGTATCAACCAACCTTTGCTGTACAGCGTTAAGGTTTTCTGTAACTGGTGTGACGAGCTTAATACGGGCTTGAAGAAGCGTCATGCTGTCAGCTAACTTACCAACACCAACGGCAAGTTGTCCAAAGACCGCCGTACCAAGACCAATACCAAGACCAGAGATTAAACTTAAACCACCTTGAGTGGATACTCTAAGTCGCGACATGCTGTTTGAAAGTTCATCCACTTGCTTTCTTGCATTAGCATAGCTTGCTATTGTGGCAGGAGGAACACCAGCTACTTGCATACGGGCAAGAGCTAGGCTAGTTGACTTGTTAAAGCCTTTCTCTAAGTTCTCTTTCTGTTTTTGCAGGACAGACAATTCTTTAGTGGCCTTAGCAGAAGCTCTTGCAACATCGTCAAGACCTTTGGAATCTGTCTTTGGGGAAACCTTAGTATTATTTAACTTATCACTCTTTTTAAGTAGACCGTCAATTTCCTTATTGGCTTGAGCGAGACCTTCTGTTTGAATCCTATAACCAATAGTTACAATGTCGACCATACCCACCTCTTATTATTTCTTGTTTTGAGCTTTTTGCTCTTTCTCTTGTTGTTCATAATAGACTGTCAAAAAACATCTATCGAATGCCAGAATCAAATCTAGCTCAAAACTTTCTAATTCCATCTTTGTCAAACGACAGAAACTATCTATATCTGTGAATGACAAACAAGAAACCCCCATGCCTCCCGATGGACGCTGTTGATGAAGCTTCAAGAAGAAACTCCAAACAAAAGCAGCCGCTTCAGGAAGCATGGGGGCTGTCTCAGCTTCATCTTCAATCGCTTGAATTAAAGCGGGAGCGGCAAAGGGACTAGCCTGTGCCTTCTCCATGTGTTGCTGCAATGAAGCACCGTCCTTTTGACGGCCCTGCATTTTGAATTGCCAATTAGCGAAGTCTGTTGCCTCGGTAATTAGCTCTTGATAAAATTTACAATCTGGTCACTTTCTTCAAGCACTTGCTCGCGAATCCACGCATGTTCTTTAAGGACGCGCTTTACATTCTCTTCTGTACAAGGAACAGCTTTGTCGCCTTCCTCAATACCTTTCCACTTAATAATGCGGATAGCTGCCGACTCAATAGCCATTTCTTCCGCTTCATCAAGGGTCATTGGGTCTGTGTCACGACCCTTACGCTTGGCTTGTGTCTCTTTTAGCTGCATTTCGTTGAACTTCTTCTTTGCGAAGTTCTTTACTTTTGGTGACTGCGCTCCACGCACAGTGATGAAAGCGCCAGTACCTTCGTTAGTACCCGGCATTTTCAATTCAAACTCGTATCCAACCTCTGCTAATTCAGAAAGGTTGTTTTTGCTTAGGTCAAAACCCATGATATGTTTCCTCGGACTAAAATAAAATAAGAAGGGGCATCAAAACGACACCCCACTCTTTACAGCGTTACAGCGTTGTTAAAACAATTAGACAGCTAGGCTGTCGTGAATCAGGATAGTGGTGACTTCTTGGTTGCCAGCGCCAGTACCCTTCAAGGCTTGGAAGCTGTTAGAAGCAACGATTGCACCAGTGGAGTCAGCCTTGGTATCGGAGTTAACTTTGATACGAGGTAAGGTGATTGTCATAAAGTCAGAGTTGTTAGCATTCGATGTAGTCAGGGCAGCTACTAAGCTGATTTCTGATTCATTCACGAAGTAATCGGAAACTACGCGGTCAGAAAACAGCGTACTAAACTCACCGCTCACCATGATCTTACCTTCAAAGATTTCAGGCTTAATATTGCTGCCAACAACGGCTTCAGAAGCAAGGCCACGGTCAAGCGAAATCGACAGCGAAGTAACCAGAGCAACTGGTAAGCCATCAACAAGTAAAACACCGTTGACAGAAGCGAAGATGCCTGAAGTACCCTGTGCAGTTGCGTTTGTGAAATACTGCGTAGTATCGCTACGACCTAGATCAAGACCCATGAAGGAGAAGTCAGTGGTCACTAGGCCAGTAGCTGGGAGCTGAATATTAGCACTGCCAACCTTGCAGCCTACGAAAGCTTCTGACTGAGCAATGTCTTCGTAGAACTCTTCGATTGTATAGCTGTCATCTGTGTGACCAGTGGATGGGGCATAAGTTACCTTACCGGGAACTGTGAATGCAGCGCCTGTTGCTGTAGTGCCAGCAGTCATACCGCCCATTGATTGCAGAGCAACAACGGTAATGCTTGTTGCTGAAGTAACAGCAGTGACGAGTAGATTTTTGTTATTATCGGCAGTAGCAGTCAATCCAGTGAAACGAATAACCATACCGGGGCGAATACCGTCGGTGATGTAACTACCTGTTGCACGAGAGATCGTATAAGTTGGGCCTGTACCAGCAACAGTGACGCTGCCGGGCGATGTTGTAGTAATAGCAGTGAAATCACGAGCTACAGCAGATGCCAAAAAGTCAGAGTAAGTACCGGGGGATAATTCACCGTTAAGGCTTCCTTCAACAGAACGGACACCGTGACGGAAGTCTACCATCTGGTAGTCAACACGCACTTCTTCCGAGTTGTAGGCTTCTTTGGCTAAGTTAAACGCACCAGTTACGCGGCGAACAGTCTTAGCTCCTGTTGGGCCAGCGAGAACGCCAGCAGTTGTTTCTTTCTTGTAGCGGATACTCTTGCGAATGCCTTCGGCAATGTTCGACATATTTATTCTCCATAGAATAATTTAGTTAAAGACGCAAATGCGCCATAATAGGTGACACTTGTGTGTCTTCAACTTTCATTCTTACGAATGAGTATGTTTTTGATTTTACTCAAAATTCGTTTGTAAAATAACTTACTCTTACAGGTACGCAATAACGATTGCCTTCTGTATAAGCACTACCAATACTTGGTGTTTTATTTACAATTACTGTGGTATCGCCTTCAACCAAAGTGGTTGATCGTCTGAAGAATTGCTTTAACTCTTCTGCTTTAGCAGCGGTAGCTTGTCCACCATTTCCGGCAGGAAAACAAAGCACCACTTGAAATATACCGACTTCTCGGTGGTAGTTGTCACCAAGCGTTGGGTTAAGAACATCTTGTGGAGCAAGCCTACAAACATAGTAGGGGACATTAGCTACTGGTGTAAAACTTGCATTCTCAAAGGATATTGTGTTAGCTGGTGTAAAAGTAATTAACTTCTTTTCAAAAGCTTTTCTAATATTTACTTGTGACATTTAATCATCCTCTTATCTAGCTGTTGTGCCACCAGAGGCAATAAAATTAGCCACATCTTTTAGAATACCAACCATCTTGTCTTTATTATTTTCTACGACATGGTAGCCATCTCTATCTTCCCAACCAAGAGCAATTCGATCTGGGTCGTCAGAAGCATACCACCCATTCTCCACTTGACCTGCATGGTCTACTGAGTTGGTGATATAAATTTCATCTTGTCGTTTATGATCAAAACGAGAGGCATCCGTTTCAGCTTCTGAGTACGCACCTAAGCCATTTTTATCAGCTTCTCTTATGTCGTAGTCAATAGCTCCAACACCAACTTTCCAAGAGTTCTTGAAATCACCGGGGTCGTTCTCAATACCACCGACAGCAGATGGATAAATATCAATACCTACAGGACTCTCGTCAACAATGTGCCTAGCAACGCTTGTTGCTGCCAGTTGAACAAGCATGTTGGCTTGCAGCTCTAGCTTTTTCTTTAATGCAGCAATACCTTGCGAGCCTTTGTACTCAGCCATTGTTTTGCTCCGTTAAACAGCAGCGCACAATAGACGATACATCGCCACTTCATCCCCTGCCCAATATTCTTTTACATTAACTACACGAAGAGTGAATGTCTCTGTTTTATTGGTATATGTGATTTCATCACCTGTGGATGGGACAAAAGAAATATCTACTCCACTAACCAAGAAGCCTGAAACTTCTTTACCAACTAAGTTTGGACTCTTCGCATCGGATGCACTTACTTGAGTTTTGAATGCTTTGATAGAAGTTGTTGTGCTTGTGTTTGTCACACCAGTGTCTGGGTCGTAAACGCCTTCTACCACTCTTTTGTAGCTAACTAGCTTGCCAAATCTTGTAATGTTTCTTTTGGCGCTACTACCAAATCGTGTTGTAACGGACATAGATATTCTCCGTTAAAAACCAAATGGATTTGTTCTGTAAGCATCTCTGTCAAAAGGGTTTGACTCACCACCATAGTACCCAGAGGCATCATAATCCTGCGGAACACCTTTATCTACATTAACAGTAATGTTGTCAACATTAGTGATGTTGTCATAGGCATCTTGTTTACTAATGCCACCTGCAAATGGGGTAGCTCCTTGAATAGCGATAGAGTAGTTTGGGTCAGAGATATACATCTTCAATACTTGCATGTACTGAGTGAACCATTGATTACCACTAATCTCTAATTCAATAGCTGTCTTTTCTTTTACATATTGAGAAATAATAAACAATACTGTCTTTGCGGCATCAACTGCTGCACGACGAATGCTACCGTTGTTTTTCTCTAAAAAATATTCAAGCTCTTCTTGAGTCAAAATAGGAGGTTCAAATGACGACAACCCGATTTCTAACTCTACTTTCTGCACATCGGTTAGTGCCATTGCTTATTCCCCTTATTGTAGAAATATAATCGAAGCCCCTGAATTAACAAGGGCTTCTGTTATATCAATATTGATATAATTTACAAACTATTAGTTGGAGCTGGTCAGCTCAACAATAGCCTGTGGACGGCGGCACAGAGCCAAGAAGTTCGATTCGGACTCCAAGGTGATCTGGTCGTTGCGCTGCGAACGCTGTTCCCACATGTAAGCCTTTTCACCAACCGTGTTAACGAGGTCAAAAGTCTGTGCAGGTGCGCTATAGAACTCAAACATATCGTCTACACCTTCTGGGAAAGCATAAGCCTTGCCAGCAGGAACGAGGCGAACACCGTTGAACGAACCACGATACTCAACAATGTCAAGACCTGCGTGAACGAATGTGCGGAAACGAGTTGCGTTGCCACCCAGACGGTTGCGCTGTGGTTCCTGTGTCGAGGAATAGAACTTGTAGGCTTCTTTAACGCCAGCTTGGTTAACATACTTGGAGAACCACTCTGGGGAGGCGAGAACCTTCGTGTTGGTTACGCTGCCAGCAGACAGAACATTGTCCTGAATGTGAGCAATAACTTCTTCGTTCTTAGCAACAATGTCAGTAGTGCCAGTGCCAAGCAGGAAGTCAACCGACTTGCGGATAACGCCAAATTCAGCGTAGAAGTCAATGGCGACAGTGCCATTTGGTGCGTATGCAGCACCCTGCGTGATAGTCCAAACACGAGCGGCTTCATGGGTAGCATCCCACTTCTTCATCATGCTTTCCATCTTACGCATTTTTACTTCAGCTTCAGTGGAAGCACCATCGCTACCATAGGCGCGACGACCTGCCAGTTCAGCAGCAAAGATTGCGTCATCAAGAACAAAGTGAGGGACTTGCAGAGCAATGAGCTTACGAGTATCATCCGAGTTAACAGTGTGACGAGCACCACGACGAACATCACCGATGAGTTGAATGGTATCATTCACAACTTCAACGGTCAGGTTGTCTTGGGTGATACCAGATTCACGGTAAATACCCATATCGCCAACCAGCGACCACTGTGGGGTGATGAGGTTTAGCTGTGGGGTCAGGTCGGTCAGAGTGAATTGACCATTGTTTTCAAAACTACGAGCGGTTGTCATTTTATACTATCTCCTTAAACGCCGATCTGTTCGACAACATTGATGCCGAGGGCTTCCAGAGCAGCATAAGCAGCAGCCAGTTCTGGGGCGGTGTTAAAGGTAGCATCCAGACGAATACCCTTCTTACCTACAATAGCTGGGCCTTTAGCAAGGATAGCAACACCCTTGTCAGTAGCAGCGGCAATGGCGGTGTCATAAATAACGATACCAGCGGGGACTTCGCTGCCGTCTACGGCATCGGCCTTGGAAATTTTGTACTTGCCAGTGGCAGTAACTTTACCAAGCACATCACCGGAAACATAGGCGATAGCGCCAGCTTCGTTAGCAATTACTTCTTTACGGCAGTAGGCTACTTCAACAGCCAACTCCCACTTCAACCAATTTGAGAGGCGCTTGCTCTCAGTTGCAATAGTTGTCATATCTTATTTTCCTTTATTGGGAGCAATTACTTGCGGTGTTTTGCTTTGAGCAGCTTGGTAAGTTCGTCTTCTTCAACGGCGGCTTCTTCACTAGCAGCGCCCTTTTCGACAAACATTGGGTCGGCTTCAGCCTTAGCAGACAGAGCCTTAACAACTTCGACAACAGCTTGGAAGGCTTCATCAGCCAGCTCACCAACTGCTTTGAAAAGCTGTTCAGCCTTATCTTCTTCCGAAACAGCAGCAACCAACTCAGCCTTACGAGCCTTGGCAACAGCTACTTTCTTTTCTTCTTGAAACTGAGCGATTAGGGCAGAAGCCTTTTCCAACTCAACGCGCTGCTCTTCAAGAGCTTTGGCGATTGATTCGTACTGGGATTTTTCCACCATCTCGATCTGTTCGGTCTTTTCGACTTCGACAGTCTTCACGGTCATTTTTGATACCTCTGTTTTCTTTGGTTCGGCTTTATCAGCCTTAGCGTCAATACCTGCTTTATCAACAGGCTCGGCCTTGTGGCCTTGTTCAGAAACTTTAGCTTTTGTAACGATACGAGCTTTTGGTTTCTTTGGTTCAGCCACAACAGGCTGTTTTGCGGTAGCTTTTTCAACTACTGCTTCCGAATCAAGAGAGGCTTTATTCTTCAAGGCTTTCTCAACTCGTTCTTGGTCTTGCAACATAGAAAGATAGGTGTTACCATCTAGCTTACTAAGTTCTTCAACCAAATTCTGTGATTCGTGCAGAGCTTTCAGTACAGTAAAAGACTCTAAACGCTCTGCGATATAATCCCGACACATGTAGTCGGCTTCATCGTTTTCTTCTTCTGGCACATATCCCATCAAGCGAGCCAAAACTTCACTATCTTCCCAGTACATATCAAACACTGTACGAAGAAACTCAGGAAGCTCCATTTCTACAGAAATACGCTGTGCCTTCTCAATGATTTCTTCGGAGAAGTGTGCTGTTGATTTCATCACAAGAGCATAATCTTGTAAATTTGCTGGGCCGCCAACATCAGGGCCAACAAAACTGATGTGTGCATCTTGCCCACTAAAATCAATATTCTTCAAAACTCTTTTTGCTTTCTTAGGCTGATTCATCGTCATCCTCTATTTTAATGCACTGCGCCATTGCGCCAATGCTAATTCCGTTGATCGTGCCATCTTTAACCCACTTCCAAAGTGTCTCGTCATAAATCTGGAAGGTCATTAGCCATGTACCTTTAGAAATGAAACGATCATTTAGAATGAAGTCAACTGGTGACTGGAAGGACTCAATTACTTCTGCCCCATTCGTATCCCACAAATGAAACATCTTGCATTTCATCGAGGACTTGTTAAAACTTTCTTTTGCTTTTCTGATTTCATTTTCATCAACGAAGTCAGCATGGGCATCAATGCCTTCAACCATAGCAACAAAGGTCACTTGCATAAGTTCTTCGTTTGCTGCTTTCTGGACGCTTAGGTTTGTCCACTTACTTTTCTCAACAGCTTCTAATTCTTCTTCATCAACTTCTTTAGTTACGCTTTTCAAGATTCCTTCATCTTGCAGAATCATAGTTGTAAAAGCTAAACCTGCTGTTGCACCGCCGTCAAGCCAATCCAGATATGCTTCTGTGGCTTGACCATCTGTATCAACATTATATTTATTGATTTTTTCTTTTTGTTTTACAAGAAAAGAATATGTTGCTTTAATATCATCTAGTGTTAGTTCATCATTAAATGACTTAGCCGTCATTTCGTATGGCGATGAATAGCTTCTAGCTGTTTTCTTTTTCTTTAGTGCCCTTCCTTTACTTTGGTTTTCAACCATAGCGGAAGTGGCAGCATATTTCTTAGACATTTAATGCCCCTTCGTTGCGTTGAAAGCTTTGTAATGCTGCCAATCGTTATGGCCATGAATAAGATTCATAAGGCGAGGATTAGTGCCAGCTTTTAGCTTTTTAAGGAGGGATTTTTCATAATTACAGATTTGTAATTTAAGCCTTTTTCTCGTTGATATTATATCAGCTTTATGGTAGGCAAGCAACATATTTGTTACAGGATAATAATATATCTTCCTGATTTCAAATGCAAAGCGCGACCTGTTGTTCTGATTTATCTCTAAGAGCCGTTTTACACCCTTGCTTGAAGTAAAATAGGCAACCCCTAAATCCTGATGGATATTTATTCCTTCCTTGTAGCGGATGCCTATATAACTCTTATTTAACTTCAAATCTTTTATTCTGTAGACATACCCGAAGACTTTTCTATCTTGAATTGGGAGAAGGCGTTTCTTGATGATTACGTCAAAATACATATATTCTCCCATGTTCTTGATACATTAGTCATCTATCGACAGGCAGACATAATTTTCACCAACCTGAATGGCAAGGATAATCACACAAAGAATGAAATATAGGGCTAACTTAATGTTGCTTATAGGAGCTACTTTGTTTAGCACTTTGTGAGCAATAGTTCTGTGTCCGTGTCCAGACTCTTCGCGACTGTGCCACTTCCACGTACCACAACTGAAAATTATAAGCCCTCATTAAGAATGTCCTTAAACAGCAACAGCCGTAACCGCAATCTGAGCAGTAACAGTAAATGCGCCAGCGCCTGTCAAGTCAAGAACAAAAGTCTTGTTATACGGAGCTGTGCCACCCGTGCCGCCAATAACATCGACAAGGCCAGTACCTGCGTCTGTGCTGGTAATCAAGAAGCCGATCTTATTCCAGATGAACACACCGGAGGTGAAGTCAGCATTGACGAAAGTAGCTCCGCCCGTAACTGTCTGGCCTGTGCGCGTTGCTGCTGGGCTGATTGCCTTGATGATGGTGTTAGCAGCAGTGCCACCGGATGCACCATTCAGGTTGACAGTAGTTGCTGTAACCGCTGTCGTATTGCTGGATACGCCAATGAACCCAACCGCTGTTCCACCAAGACCAAACTCACGGTCAAGGCTGTTATTCAGGCCAGTGTTGACATAGGCGTTGTGGTGTTGGACATAAAGAATACCGTCCTCAATCCACACCTTGTCGGCTTGAACATTAATGCCTGCCAAATTTTCCGCTTTGATGGCAAGAGTAAGCAGCCCCTTACGACCCATTTTATCATTACTCATTTTATTGCTCCTTTATCACTAATCTTTTGAAACAGTTAAATTGCATTTAATTTTAAGCTCTGCGCGATTCTCAAAAACCCTTAAACTATCGTGAACTGTTTTCTGGCCTTCAATCATAGCAATCATCTCGTTGTATTCTTGCTCGCTAGTGACTGTATAACTGTATTCAACAAATAGAGTTATCATATTCTTTACCTTAAAGCGTGTATGTAATTTTAGCGCCGCCGGGCACAAAGCTTGCTCTGCCGCTCGCCTGAACAATGCCGCCTTGAGCGCCACCGAAAGACTGCACAACGCCCCCGCCTGCCAGTGCCGTGCCGGGGTCGCCGCCCCTGCCTGTCAGTGTCGCAAGGAACTGCTGTATCGGCCCTTGCCCTGTTGTATTCGCCGCAACGCCAGCGCCACCACCACCAGCTCCCGCCGATGTTACCCCGCCATTTTCGCCATTGCCGCCATTAAAAATGACATCGCCAAGCGGCGTTGAAACATAGGTTGTGGCTCCGGTGCCGCCAGCAAGAGTTGTTCCTGCCGTACCTGCTGCACCACCGGATGCTCGCAAAACGATAGTGCCATTTACAGCAATAGTCGTATCTATGCCGTAGTTATTGCCGATGACAATAGTTATAACATCGCCCGGATTTACCGGCCAAGCGTTTCGCCTTGCATATGCGCCGCCCTTGCCGCCGCCGCCGCCGAATGTGATAGCGCCAATGCCGCCGAGTCCACCAGCGCCAATGCCCTCAAGCTTAATTACACCGCCTAGCAGTCCGGATGCCGGAACTGTGTATGTAAATGTTCCAGCGGTGTCATAAAGCTGAGAAAGCGTTACATTATCTCGCCGTGCCCCACTCTCACTGACTTTCAAAAAAGGTACTTTCGGAGCGTCACTGCGCGCCTCATTGTCTGGTGGCGTAACCGCAGCAGACGGGATTCTGCAAGCATCGCTGCGCTGTTCTGATTCATTCAAGCGCATCAGTGGGAGGCGAGTCGCGTCACTTCTACACTCGCTGTCGCTTACCCGCATCAGCGGCAAGAGGATGCCGTCCCCGCGCTTGGGTGTTTCGCTGTAGATGAATGTTGGTGGGCAATCTGTGTTGGCAGGCCCGACAACTATTTTTTTTACAACATAGGTTTCGTAGAGCTTAACCATATCGGTAGCCCCACACTCTAACCTCTGCACCGGATGAGCAGAAAACCTCAATGACCGTGGTAAGGCATGGAACAGAGAAGGGTGTTCCGGGCATCAGCGGTATGCCATAACTTCCAGTGGGGATAGACCCATTCGCTGTAAAATTTCCCGTGTTTGGGGTTTGGTCTATCATAAAAACATAAGCCAAGTGCACGGGAGCGGTGAAAGTAAAAGTAAGTCTTTGTGACCCACTTGCCACCTGCGTTGTTAGAATTTCTTGCTGGGTGAAGAAGTCCTTGACCTTGTGGCCGTCAGGTAGCTGCTTAGACTCGGTGGCAGCGCCAGCTGGCAGTGGCAAAGATGTAGCACTGACAGGTTGTACATCTGTTGGTGTAGTTCCCTGTAACAGAGGATTCAAAAGCGTAACCGATGTCTGCTCAAGTGCGGCAAGTGATGTAGCGCCCAGCTCAACAGTGCCGGACACTGGTTGTGTATCGGCTGGTGTTGTCGGCTGAATCAACCCTGTGTTAACAACAACAGGAGCCGAATCAAGTTGTGCTCTTGTTAGTGCATCTTTTTGCTGTGTTTGTAATTCAGCAAGCACGCTTGCTTGGGTGCTTTCGAGAGAGATAGCACCAAACTCATTTCTTAGTGCCATTAAATTCCATCCTCAAACCACACAGTGAAGTCATTAGGGTTGCCTCCGATATTTGTTTGCACCCATTTATATTTTCCAACATATGTGGGCTGGGTAGGTTGTATAAACACAGGGCAATCCCCTGCAATTCCCGTGCCACCATCTTGTTTCTGTGTAACACTTACATATTGCTCAACATACTGTTTAATATCAATTGAGCGAGAAATTAATTGCTCACCTGTATCGAATAGGATTACGTACCTATCTTTACTATCAAAATTAGCAGCGATAACATTTCGCTGCTTATCCTGCGGGAGACTTTTTCCTAAATAACTAGGAACAGAGACGATCTTATTCATCTCTGCTTTTAAGATTTCTTGGGCTTCTTGCTGCTGCAATGCCTTAATAAGAGCAGGGTCAGGAATATGCGAAGGACGCTTTAATGGTTCCTTCGCGCTATAGCTGGCCTTGCTTACCGTAGCATTTTTCTTTGCAACAACACGCATTGCGCCAATACCAGCGAAGATAGCCTCTTCTTCTGTTAGCCCTCGCGAGAGGGCACTATTAGCAGCAGCGATAAAAGCTTCTTGCTGTTTTTCTGGTTTGTTTTGCGCCACACCGGGCAAATTGGTCATAGACCAAGACATATTGTTCTCCCGATGTTATCTTATTTAAGAGGCGTTTTCACTATTGATACTTGAGGCATCCCCAGCAGCACCTGTTGCATCACCAGTACCGCTTGGTAGGCCAGACTCCATGCCAGAACCTGATTTAGACTTGCTTTCCGGCAACAGAGCTTCAAAGTCAGTTCCCTCTGGTAACTCAGGAACACCAACTGTCTCAAGGATTTTATTGACAACATCCAATGTCTTCGGCAAGTAGCCGACAGCACCAGTGCGCTGAATAAATTTGCCCAAGTCATCAATAGAACTAGCTTCAATATCGTCAAAGTAAATCTTTGGCAAACGAGCTGAATTCCAGCCGTTATACCTAGCGGTAAGCGGAATCAAATGGTGATTAACTACATCCTGAATCTCTTTTAGGCGTGATTCGATAGCCAAAGCTGTCATACCTTGTTTAATGCCGCCTAGAGCGTAACTACCTGTACTACCTTGACCAAGTACGAGAATATCGCAACACATAGCTGTGAGGATTTTATTATCGTATCTCGTGATGATGGCAGATGTATCAAAGTTTTTTCCGCCTTGAGCACTCATCAAATCAAACTTGAACAGTGGTTGTTTTGTATCTGGGTCATATGCCATAGGCATAATTGCACAGCCTTGCTGATTCACCTGAATATTACGACCCATATTCTTGTAGTATTCGTAAATCGCTTTTTGCTCTGGTGTAGCATCAGGAGCCATATACTGAGGCGGAATGTAGATTACTGGTAACCCGTTTAGGTCACGAGCAACGCCAACGGCTTCTGTTTCTTCAATCGCTGTGCGATAACGCCAAGGGTAGTAACAAGCCTTTAGAAGTGATGTACCCTCTGGGTTATCTCTCTTACTTCCTGTACGAAACAGTAAGAACTTCTGGCGAGGAATTGTAATAGGTTTGCCGGAAACTAAAGTTGTATAACGACCATTTGTACCAGATACATTTACCGTTTGCTCAAGAGCAACTAAATCTCTACCATCTTCTGAGTAAACCCACTTAGAAATAGTATCCTGACTGCGGATAGGTAGCTTCTGCCAACCTACTAAACCATCATTATATTTACTGCCTTTTGAATACAAACGCTTGCGAAGAACAATCTCATGCGGAGCAAAACCATAGACATTCATACTAGAGGCTTCTTTAATGAAGTCACTCCATGTATGCTCCATATCTCCCATCATTTGTTCTACAATTTCAGCCTGTTTCTTTTCTTCTTCTGTTGCATCAACAGGTGCAGCCACTCGCCAATTAGCATTAACCATCTGTGACTCAAAATACATCAAGCCAGCAGCAATAGTTGGGTCATAAGACATTTGCTTATAGGTAATACAACTGTCTGGGAAGGTAAGCTCTCGCTTTAGGTCTTCATAGATGCGACCACTTGAAATCTTCAGACCTGTGTAACCAACTTCTGAAAGTTGCATACGAGGTACTTCAGCCTTTTCAATAGCTGTGGAGCCTTCATCGGCTGGCATAAATGTGTAAATGTTGTCAGCCATTTATGGCTCCTATTATTTTAATTAAACGGGTTGGCAAACTTATTTGCCTGTGTCATATCTGGCAGAGTGAAGTTTGGAATCTCAATTACCTTATTTAAGGTGGAGAATCCATCTGATACACTGTCTACGGTGTCATCGTGATACTTACCAGAACCATCAAATACTTCTAACTCATCAAAGAAATCTTTATTCCAGTCGGCTTTAACTACGTTAACAAACTTAGCTTCCGCAACGGCGGCGAATGGAGCAAAGCGTGTTATCTTTGATTTAACAGGACGCATTAACCTGCATGTATAGCCCATCTCACTCAATCTTCTTTGAAGATCACGCGCATATGCACCTGCTTGTGCGTTAGGGTCTTGAGGGATTGTAATGATTGTTTCTGTGCCATCTCTTGCTGCGGTGTCAAAGATTAGTTTTTCAACAGCATGTACTCTATCACGCATTTTGACAACATCTTCAATAGTGTAGACATTCTGTTTGTCTTTTGACATAAGCACACCAGCAGTGAAGTCTGGGTCAGAACTTTTCCCTTCACCTACTGCGCTAAACGCCATGTCCCAACTGCGAACTCTTCCCTTGATTTCTTGAGCTGGTTTATCAACAAGACCCACCCAATCTCGCTTAAAGTAGCCTGCGGCTTCTTCACGAGCTGTCCAGCTACCATACAGCATGATTAGCTGAGCTACACGCCCAAGCGACATGAGGTTTGAAATATAGGAAGGATTGCTGCGTAATAGTGGTTTGTTGTCTTGCACAACAGCCTTAATGCTCCTAAATGTACGAACACCGTTTTCTTCACCAACGCCATGAACGGCCTCAGCTTCTTCTTTTGTGTTGTACCACAACATTTTACCACTAGAGACAAAAAACCATCTCTCTACATTTGACTTCTCTTCAAGAGGAGTGCCATCAATAGGATTGAGGTAAAAGTCTTCAATCCACTTACGAAGAAAAGAGTGATAATTTGGGTTAGTGCAAAGAAACATCTGAGGAGCATATTCTACATTAGCGTTTCTCATACGAGAGAACATGAATGTAATCATTTCCTCATCAAAGTCAGTGGCTTCATCATATCCAACAAAACTATACTGTGCGCCTTTGTGGTCGTACATGTTTGAAGCGTGTTGCATGTGAGAAAACTTTAGAACAGACTTGTTAGGGAAAACAATTTCTAAGTCTCGATGCCTTACTTTTAAGTCCTTAAATAATCCGCCATACATATTTACGGCTTCATGCCAAATACTACCGGGGGCTTTAATCATCGTAGAAGTACGACGAAAAATAACACCAGTCGAGTTTGGGTGCAGCATAAACTTTAGCGCAGTGAGGAGCATAGCGTATGTCTTACCAGCACCTGCGCTACCAGCATAGAGTGTCACGAAACTCGTGCTGTTGAGCATTTGCTCTTGTGGCAGAGAAGCTGGGGATAGCATTACCTGTCCTCTTCTTTACGAACCAAACTAATTAGCGGAGTTACTACGGCTGGCTTAATATCTTCAGATTCACTATCGTCGTCTGAGTTAATGTAAAGCTCTTCCACCAAATCTTTATACTCTGACAAGATTAAGGTAATTGCTTTAAGCTTAGTGGTTTCACTGCCATCTTCAAGAATAACACCAAGCTTAGTTAGTGCTACACGAGATAATGGTTTTAGACGACGAAGTATTAATTCTAATTCATCTTTTCCAATATTTTCACGAGTCTTTTTAGGAACGCGGCCTTTTGAATTACCGTTCCATTCTGCGCCAGATTTGAAGCCCATTTTATTTTCTCTTTTGTTTGGTGCTGCCAGTAGGACTCGAACCCACGACCCATTCATTACAAGTGAATAGCTCTACCAACTGAGCTATAGCAGCATATTTGGCGAACCGAGATAGATTTGAACTACCACTGCATGGCTTTGGAGGCCAGCCGACTACCATTATCTTATCGGAACATAAATTATTGTCTTAGCTGCCACACTACAATCGTCAATTAAAGATGACATACCTGCACTAAGAACCCTCAAGACCAATAGTTGTCTTGCTTCTCCACAACAAGCCTTTCACTTGCCACGAATAAGACAGACAGTAGCGAATTGTCTGCTTATATATTCCTTATTACAGCCGAAGCTATAACAGTCCTAGGAATTTCTACTTACAAATCTTATGTTTGCATAGCGTTGATATTATAGCAGCTTTATGCTATATAAGCAATATTAATATGGTATTTTAGGAACAGGCGTTACGCCATGTGTAAAAATAACACTAGCTACATCACTTGTTAGACTTCCAAGCATAAACTCTTTAATATCTAAAGTATCAATATTGCGTACTACACCTCGACAAGCTGAGCACATATCTTCTTCAATCTTTGTTCCATCTTCTAATACAATCCAACCGGGATGACCACCCATAACACCATCACACGAACGGCAGCGCACTATAACACCTCACAAGCACCAGAGGTGCGTTAGAATAAAAATAAGTGCTGGGAGTAGCCAACACAAAAACAATAGGTGCTGGTTACTATCATCCAGCGTATCTAAGTTACATTGCGAAGGAGAGAACACAATGGATACAGAAGTGCAGTGCTGATACACGACAACTCAAATTAGATTCTATCCAAGTTTGATTGCCTGCGATATTCCCAGCCTTGCCTAGAATCGGCTGGGGAAATAATTAATGTCTAGCTGATAAAAGAATTATCACACCCAACATCTGTTTTTTCAAGGGACTAATTTATTATTTATCTAAATATTTTATTTTATATTCTTTCATTTTCTGAATGAAAAGTGTAATTTCCTCTGTGCTTGAGGAATCAATGGTTTTCTGTCTACGCCTACTCCCATCCTTCCAATAAAACGAAGTGAGGTGGGTGGTATAGTCGTATTTAGCCATCAATGTCTTTTGCTTACCGATAACAAGGTTGTCTAATGTCATCGGCTTCTTTGAGTCAATAACATCCACAACAGGTTGCCATTCCTTTGTCTGTAGGAAGTAGCAAAGACGAGGGAGCGTTGTCTTCAACTTCATGCCACTTACCTTTGTCTCCACATATGTGTCATCAAAAGGCAATGGTTTTAAGCCAGATGCTGTAGCTCTGTATACGACTCCATCTCTAAACACCAGCTTCTGTAACACAGCTTCTCTAAGACTCTTATTCATTCTGTTCTCCTTATCTTAACTATATTAATTACATATCCAAATGAGTTTGGTTGAAGAAGTATAGATACAAGAATCCTAGAGCCGTGGGTATTTAAGAGTGGTTGCGTCCACCCCATTCCCCAAGCCCTAGCTCATCTATACTCCCTTTTCTGCACATCCAAATTGAGATGGCTCGAAGCTGGCTGCTGCCAGATGTATTCCACATGCAACCATCGTCAACATCAACAATGGAAGTATTCGCGACCATGTGGTTAGATCGTCGCTTACCCCGTATACTGTTCCTCTTCTTAGGGCTTTAAGCATGATGCGGTGAGTGTCAAAGAACATATCTCTTCATGCCGATTCCTGTGCCTCTAGGAATGTTGTGGATTGTACTACTAAATCTACTGCCTGTCAATAGGCAAGTTAGAGATAACTACTAACAAACCAACAAATTAAGTTTCACATGACAATTCTGCTTTTTCAAGGGACTAATTTTAATTTATTTTCATAAAAGTCCCTTGAAAAAACAAGCCTACTAAGCTATGCTTCTCAAATACCAACACAAAAGGAGACAACGATGCGTAGTTTCATCACAACATTAGTTTTTATGTTAGTTGTAGCTTCAAACGCTTTTGCGCAACCTTTGGTTGACTGCAATAAGGCAAGTAGCATGGCTGCTGCTGGCGTTTTTAAGCTTTACCAAGGCACGGATTTGAAAACTGTGGTTAGCTTGCTTCCAGAAGCTGCTGAGAAGGCAAATCTTAACGCAGCAGAACTTATAGTTGCAACAGGTATTGTTGCTAATGTTAATTCACAAGGTGTAAAAGAGTTGTATCAAAGCTTGACAGATAAGAAGCTTTCAGATAAGATTGCTTCTACACGAAATGCCTTTTACCTGTTTTGCAAGGATTCGTTTGAAGAGAAGAAATACTACTAAGGAGCTTAATATGAACGAAACAAACTACGCTTTTGATAACATCCTGCCAAACAAAGATTGGAGTGTTCAAAGCGATTATGAAAAGCTGTCTGATGTAAACTGTCACTATGATCTTGGCTTGTACGAGTCAAACGATGAGTGTGACATTTCTTGTGGTTCAATCCAAATTAACGATTATTGAGGAGTAAGTATGAGTATTGTTTTTAACGAAGATAAGTCTGTTGCTGTTATTGAAGAATACAGCTTGTATGAGTTTGTCATGGCTATTGAATCCTGCCATAAAGAAGGCTACCGGCACACAACAGACAATGATTATTTTGTAACTGGCTTTAATGGCTACTATCGCTGCGGTATGAAGAAGGAGGTTGTGAATGTTGTTCAAGAGCCTGACAAAACAAATGAAAGCCCTGCTGGAACGCTCCAAGCAAAGCCAGTCAACCGAGGCCGCCCAAAGCAAAACGGCTGAAGAAGATAATGCAGACGGGGAGTTATCTCGTCTCTGGTTTCAAGCCTTTATCACAGACAGTGTTTATTCAGCAATGACTCAACTAAGTGGTAAAGACAGGCTTGAAGTTGTAGATATGTGTCGTGGATTTGATTTTAGAAAACTCAGCGACACATTCTACGACGATGTATGTAGGCACTTAAAACCAAAGCATTTAGATGCGATTGCAAGCTTTATCTACTCTGACTTGTACAAAACCTATGAGGCTTCTTTAGCTCTTGCCATTGAGGAAAGAACCTCTGAACTAGGCGAGACTATTAGGTTCTTGCTAGAAGAGAAGGATGATATTGTTGAGATTGTTGAAGATGACTTAGATGAGTACGGAGACAACGTAGTCTCTATTAAGAAGGTGAACAAGACCTTAAATTAACTTAATTTCATAACATTAAATAGCTCTTATAAGGTACTTTAAATGGGTTAAGGTATCATGTAAGAGCTGTTAAGGAGATACCTTGAAGCGTAATCAGAAGATTGCAGAACAGCGCATTGTGCGTGAGAAATTTGAACATCAGCGTAAAATTCCACAACTACACCCTAAAACACAAAACCAACAGCTTTTTATGGATGCAATGCGCTCTACTCCCGTTGTAATTGGGGCAGGTAGTGCTGGCGTAGGCAAGTCATTGCTTGCTTGTTGGTGGGCTGCAAGCCAATTTACAAATCATCGCTGCAAGAAAATTGTATTGCTAAGGGCATATCAACCGCTTGCTGGTCGCTCCGTAGGTTTCCGTCCGGGCAGTTTGGAGGACAAGCTCCACGCATTCTACATTCAGTTGATTGAGTACCTTGAAGACTTTATGGGCAAGGGCGCTGTTGAGGTGGCTATCCGTAATGGTGAGATTGAGCTTGGTGATTTAGAATCAATTCGTGGTCGGTCTTGGGATGAAGGCACTTTAGTTATTGCTGAAGAGTTTCAAAACATGTTTGTCCCAGAAGTTCAGGCAATTACAACACGAATGGGAGAAGGTAGTCAGTTGATTTGTATTGGCGACGATAGTGGCTTCCAGACGGATGTTAAGCGTGGTCGTAATGGTCTTGAGTATTTGATCTCTATTGTGGAAAAATACAAGATTCCAGATGTTGAAATTGTCCGCTTTACTCACGACGATATTGTGCGAAGTGGTATTACAAAAGACTTTGTTCTTGCCTACGAAAAGGAGATGACTGAAGATGCTAAACCGCGCTAAATACTATCTTTCTCTAGTAATACAAATCATGGGCGAGCTTCTATTAGTCGTCTTGTTTATCTCAGCTATTTTGCTGCAACGCTTTTACAATTACATCGGAGTCTGAATTGAATTACAAAACTACTAAAATGAACGAAGAAAATGAAATCACTCCAAGTAATGGTCTTGGCTTCTTTCAACAAGCTAGCACATCTACACTCACGCGCTTCTTCTTAGATGAGGAAATCACAGAACCTTCTTACTACCGTAACCTGTTGCAAGTATTGCTCAGCGCAAGTGACAATGATGTTGTAGAGCTGTGGATTAATACACCCGGCGGCGATTTATCAGCAACAGAGGCCATTGTTTCTGCTATTCAGAACAGCGATGCTCAAGTGGTTGGCCTTATCAACGGCAGAGCTTACAGCGCAGGAAGTATGATTGCTCTATCTTGTTCACATTTAGTTGTGTTAGATTCAGCAAGCATGATGATTCACGAAGCCAGCTTTGCGACAGGAGGGAAGGGTAGCGATATTCGTGGATATGTGACATTCTCTGATAAAAAGCTAGACAAGTTGATTGATTCAGTGTATGAAGGGTTCTTGACACCAGAAGAACTTGTACAAGTTAAGAATGGTAAGGAACTATGGCTTCTTCCAGAAGAAATTGAAGAGCGTCTTGAAAAACGCGGCCTTTACTTTGAGGAAAAGAACAATCCTGTGGTTGAAGAGGTTGAGGAAAAAGAGCCTCCAAAGCCTCAACGAAAACGACGAACACCTGTTGCAATCGAAGACTAAATGGGATAACATCCCTTTTATTAACTAGGAGGGATGTTATGTCAAAAGCAAGTGTTAAAGTTGGTGATGTATTTGTCTCAAATACATCTGGTAGTTGTGTGGTAGTTGATTATTGCAATTCCAGAGAAATTACCGTAAGGTTTATTGAAACCGGACATGAAGTAGTTTGTAGATACAATAACCTCGTCCTTGGTAGGGTAAAAGACCCTTACTTTGCAAGTATTTTCGGAGTTGGTTTTATTGGACAAGGTACTTACTTGTCAACAAGTAGCGGTGTTGTGACAAAAAGCTACAGCGCATGGAGTAGTATGCTTAGAAGGTGTTATAATGAAGATTATTGGAGTAAATATCCAACTTATGCAGGTTGCTCTGTTTCAGAAGAGTGGCACAACTTTCAAAACTTTGCAGAGTGGTATGAAAAACAACCAAACGCTAATAAAGATGGATTTTCTTTAGACAAAGATATTATAAAAAGCAGCAATAAAGTCTACTGTCAAGACTATTGCGATATAGTTCCAAGCAAAGTCAATAATTTGCTAATCAACTGCAAGGCAACGAGAGGACAGTTTCCAGTTGGCGTGTGCTATTATAGTCGAAGTAAAAAATATAAGGCGCAAGTTAGCACTGTTGACAAAAGGATTTTTTTGGGGTACTACAACACCCCAGAAGAGGCCTTTGTTGTCTACAAAGAGGCAAAAGAGGCCGAAATTAAAAGAGTAGCGGAAGAGTACAAAGATGTGTTGCGTCCAGAGACATTTCATGCTTTAATGAACTGGCAAATTGACATTGACGATTAAGGAGAAACAAATGAAATCTACAATTCAATCCCTTTCCCCAGCTAAGTTCCACCGGATGAAGCAGTCAAAATCTGCTATTCCCGTATTGGCTCGCTTGTTTAAGGAGGCCACTTGGGACTCCACTGTTGCTTACACTGCTTTTCAATACGAGGGCTATGTGTATACTATGGAGCGAACTAATGAAAGAAACTTCCATACTGTTTACAAAAGATACCCCGTAAACTACGCAACACCTGAGCAGTGCTTGCTGGTGAGCAAGCTGCACAAGTGGATTTAACATAAGGAGAAGGTATGTACATCCAGCTAAATGAAGTAGAGGTTGTTTGGGAAGGAAAGATTAAAAAAGTTAGTTTGATTGAGCAAGTGCCAGATGCTGACGAAGACATTAAAAAGCTTGCTAAATATTTTATAAAAAACGCTTTTGGAAAAATTGTTTATGTAAAAGCTGCTACTCGCGATCTTGCACAGCTCGCAGTGGATGAGTACTACGGAAAAAACTTCTACAAGGTGCATTCTGAGACAGGTGATAGCCCCAAAGGTGATGTTACCTGTAGATCAGTTGGTACGAGGCGAGGTCAAGCACAGGCAAGCTTAAAGTCGCGCATACTAAATTCATAGGAGAAACAAAATGACTACGACAACACCACCAAAACGCAAACCAGCTCCAAAATATGTTAAAGAGGACGACTACACGCGCTCTATCACACAAATAGGCGTAGATGCTGTGCGAACAAAAGCAGATATTATTCAGCTACGAGATGAGATAAAAGCTCAGAAAGAAAATTGGGCTACTCTTTGTGCAATGAACATTCGTATGGAGCAGCAGAAAAATACTTTAGATGCTTTGAATAAAAAGTTATTGACAACACAACGCTGTCTTGGTATTGTTGCTTTGTTGGCAGCGATTGCTGCTTTTATTTAAGGAGAAACAAAATGAATGTAGCTTACGAAATCAAGACAATCTACTTCTGCATGGCTTGCCTAACTGCCGCTATTGCAGCTAAGGATTACGGGTTTATCTGAAATGGATAAACAACAAATCATCGAAGGTGTTATGACTAATTGGCCTGTTGAATGCAGTGGCGACGGCTACAAGCCTACCCACTACTTAATTACAACAGACTTTCGAGGCAGCAATCATAAGCCAGTTATGCTTGTAGCTGATGAGCTTGTTTGGAAGGAAGGAGCTAACTACTTTCTAAAGCGGAAGCTTGTAGACAGCGATTTCTTGAAGGAGTTATGGATCTAATGGCAACTAGACAAGAGCTTGACACATGCTACATGACAACAGCCTATGCTCATGCAAAGCTGTCTAAGGCAAAACGACTACAGGTGGGAGCTACACTTGTGACAAGCACAGGTGTCACAATCTCAGGTGTAAATGGATTGCCTAAGCAGCTTGGGAATGAGTGCGAAAAGCTTATCCCTGAAGAGTGGAGTGAAGATGACCGATACTATACTAGCCCTAAGTTGGTTACAAAGCAAGAAGTCATCCATGCGGAGCTGTCGTGCCTTATTAAGTGCGCTAAAGAGGGGGTGTCTGCTATGGGCGCTACGCTTTACACGACACATAGCTGCTGTGTTCCGTGTGCCTCTATGCTTATTGCTGCCGGAATCGAGGAGGTGATTTATGCAGAAGAGTTTAGAGATGTTGGTGGGCTAGAGTTGCTTAAACAAGCAGGAGTGGAGGTAAGGAAGTATGATAATACCTGAAAATAATTTATTTATAGTTAGTAGGGCAAGTTCTCCCGGAATTAAGCCTTGTGAAGATGCCTTTACAAACAACCTCATAGAGCCGGAATACTCAGACAATTGGTTTGTTGTTGTTGAAAACATTATTGAGTTTGTTAAAGAACATGGTCAGTGCGTATTAAGTGTTGGGGGAGACGGATTCAACAGGATTACAATCTACGACGACTACATAGAATAAGGAGATACAGAATGAAAGACATTTTTCAAAAAATTATTGATGAAACATCTGATGAAGAGCTGAAGCAGAAGGCATTAGATATGCGAGCTGCTGTGCATAAGCACGTAGATGAGATTCTTGCTCTTGGATACCCTGTAGAGAGCATCTCTTGCTACACAGAAGAGATTCCTATGGATGACCCAGAAGAAGAAATGCGTGGTGGACTAACTATTATCTTTACATGCAATGGGAAAGAGATCCCTCTTGACACAACATACGAAGAGTTTGTAAAGCTCAATGAAAGCAATACAGAAGGCTAGAGAGGACTACAAGCGCAACCCGAATACTTTGGTGTTTTGGATTGTTTGTTCGTCTTACCTTTACTACCATCACGATTACAGCTTGTTTTCTGATGAAGAGTATGATAAGATGATGAAGCTTCTTTTAGACAAGTGGGATACAATACAACACAAGCTAAAGAAGCACATCACTAAAGCAGATTTACGAGCTGGGACACTGTATGCGTTGAAGGAGAGGGACTTAACTAATACAATGAAATGGCTTTGCTTACAGATAAAGAAGGAGAATGAAGATGAGAACTAATATCGCTAAGTGCGAAGCACGACGACCAAAATACAGAAAGAAAATCACTTACTCCGTTCATCTTGTAAGCGATGATGGTTGGTGCAAAGAAGATAGCCAATATTATTGGGCAGATGAGACATGGGGTGGTTATAGCTGGGAGTGGCTTGTAACTAGGCATGTAAAGGAGAAGAAAGATGAATAGTTGGGACACAGGCCAAGAAGATTTCACAATCCGTGGACTAGTTTTTAAGCTAACCTGCTTTGCTTGCCCAGAGCAATATGACGTTTACATAAAAGCATCAGAAGTTGATTACATCCGAGTAGGATACGTTCGACTGCGCTGGGGCGCACTCAGCGTTGATTACCCAGAGTGCGGCGGTGAAACCCTACTTTGGGAAGATATTAGCAACGAAGGTCATGGAATGTTTGATAACGAAATAGTTAGGCAAAAATGGCTAGATAAAATTGCCTACCTAATTAATGTGAGGATTCAAAGTGAATAAGAAGACTAAATTAAGAGGCAAAGGAACACCAACCCTAAAAGAGCAAGTATATGTTCTAAAGAGCATTGCCTCTGAGATGCGACTACTTCACATCACTATGAATGGTGAGAAAGCCAGAGATATTAACTATGCCTTATCTTGTTGGAGCAGAGCTATGGATGGTGAAAGTAATGGTTATGTGTTTAGCAAGAAGTCTGTCACAGAATACAGTAACAAGGCTTTCTGGAAACTATCTAGGCTTGTTTGTTCTGATTATGAGTTTATGGATTATGAGGAGATCGCATAATGGACTTACTTCTGCTATTTTTCTTTATTGTAAAGCATTTTATGGTTGATTTCCTTTATCAACCACCTTGGATGTGGCAGAATAAGGGAAACTTCAAGCACATTGGAGGATACGCCCATGCTGGTTTGCACGGACTCGTTACTTTCGGAGCTTTATGTTGGTTAAATCCACTTCTTGCTTTCTTTTGTGCTCTTGGTGAGTTTGCTGCTCACTACGCTATTGACTACGGTAAGATGAATATCGTAAAATCAAACGGATGGAAAGCAGACAAAGATAATGAGTTTTGGATTATGCTTGGTGTTGACCAAATGTTGCACTATCTGTGCTATCTAGTAATTATTGGAGTTATGACAGGAGCGTTTGTATGAGAATGTTTAGTGGCAGTGATGGTTATTATGATTCTCCAATTATCAACACAATCTACATTGTAGAAAAGCTTTGGACAGACCCTCTTGAAAACAGAGAGGCTCATGGGTATGAAGTATTTACATTTTTCACAGATAAGTGTGATTTAGATGCTTGGCTTGATAAGAACCAAGAGATGTGGGGGCAAGATAAATGCTGGTCACTCATGTTTGGTGAGTACCCTCTGTATCGAGTTAAAGAACTAGAGAAAAAGCGATGATTTGGGTGATTCTGTTTCTTATGACAGTGAAGCATTTGTCTAAAATCAAGAAGGTGTTTTGATGACAGACAATCATGTAGACTTCCTCCTGAAAGAGTTATCCCTAAAGAACATAGGAAAAGAAAGACCTTGGACTTTGAACAAAAAGACTAAGAGACTTTACATGGCTATTCGTAAACTCACCTACGGCTCGATGACAGCAAAGCAAATAGAAGAACATTATGACAGGCTGTATGATAAATACATGGCAATGGAAGTTGACTGGGGGAGATGATTAATGTACAGTCGTTCTTACAAAGCACCAAAAGAAAAATCTTTTGTTGTATATATAGCGCGAAGTATAGACGGGACAGTTTTATATGTCGGACATGGTGCAGAAGGGAGAGAGAAGCACTGTGCATCTGGGACAAGCCATGTATATGAACTAAACAAGATGCACTTCAGTGGTCAAAAAATTACTACAGAAGTAGTATTTAGAAGTCTGTGTAAAAATAAAGCTAATGATGTAGAGTATGAAAAGATTAAAGAGTTTAATCCTGTATTTAATAAAATGACTATTGGTAGAGATGGCTTTATTTGTTATTCATCTACATACAAAAGTATCCGTGATTTTTTATCAGGGGGTAACTACTCTTCGGGTGCTTGTAGGAAAGCTTCTGATATTATAGAAGGTCTTGTATCCACCTTTAAGTTTACATCGCTTGTAGTTGGAGTACCTCACACAGATGTTACTGAGAAAATCTGTAAATTTTATTTTACTAAAGGTTTGACAAGAAGGGGTGGAAGTAATTTCATACCAATGGAGTATAAGGATGTGCTTGAGGATGTATTTGAAATTAGCAATAAAACAATAAAATTGAGAGATAGATTTATAGTTTATACAAAGAGGAGAAACGATTGAATAGAGTGCCAACGATGGATTTTCCAGAGATAAAAAGTAAAGACCAGCTTGAAGAATTATTTAACAAAGAGGCATTCAATAAGCGAAGTATTGTGACACGCTCCTTCATAAGATTTATTGAGGAGCAAGATGCATATTTAGTGCGTAAGAAGGTAATTAAGAGGTCTACTGCAACGGAGCGACGTATTACTATTATCAAAAGACTACAGTCCATGCTAACAAAGCACAAGGGTTACCAGAACATTATGTTTGTAACAAAAGATAACATCAAAGAAGAGCTGTTCAAAAAGAAGTGCCTAACAGATCACGCTATGCGTGAAAAGTTACGACTGTTTGAGGCTAATGGTTGGCTAAGGTTCTACACTAAGGCAGATGGTATTCAAGGAGATATGTTTAAGCTGTGTATAAACCCTTCATTCGGTTATCGCTGGTACAAAGGAGATTTGGTCTATGTTGTAGATCACAAGCTGAAAGAAGATAGGTATTATTCATTCTCTTATGGTACAAACAAAACTCTTGATGATTTGATAAAGGAGGGAAGAAGCTTGACACCGCTGCAACCATCTATTTTCAAGTACATGAACAGGGCTAAGCAATCTTGGGCAGAATCTGTTACAAGGCTGTCAGACACTAATACGCGGCTTGTTGGCGATGTATCTGCTGCACTTGGTCTTCCGGTAACTCTTGATGCAGATGGACTCCCCTATGTCAAAGTAGTTGAATCACAAAAACACAAAGAATGGATAGCTAGTTGTTATAACAACTAAAAGACTTAAAACAGGTCGGGAAATAAAATAAAAACCGACCTAAAATCCTCTGTAAGCCCCGCCGTTACTGCTTCTCCTTTCTATCTCTATATAGGTAAGGAACTTACTATATTGCCACACAAAAACCTTCTGAATACAATACCTAAAATATACCGTTTTTTTTTTACTTATTAAAAATTACCTCTAAACAGGGGAGACTTAATTTCATTCAGTCTAGTCTCCCCACCTTTAGGTGCTACCCTCTAAAATATCTTATTCTTCTGTCAGAACTAAATTGTTCTGGAACAGAACGACATTACTCCATTATCAAAAATATCCCACATCTAAAATATCCTAATAGGATTATTTTATACTAAATTTTATAATACATATTATATTGTAATTATTTGTTATCTAAATACCATAATATCCTTATTTCTGTCAACACTCTCTTCCCTTCATTTCTGCTATTATAATTTTTGTACTAAAAATATCTCCTTCATTTATCTCTTAATAGTAATTCCATAGCAAAATATCATAGCTATAATATTTGTTTTATTCATTTTTGTAATAAATTGTTAATAGAAGCTATAAATCTATGTTTTGTTAATACTGAAAATATCTCATGGAAATGGAATAGGTGCTTAATATCCCAACCCCCTCCCCATTACCTCTTGACTGATAATATCAAAATATCTAAAGCCTTTAATATCAAGGCTTACAGAGGATTATTGATTATACTAATGACATTAAAACGAATAACAGAATGCTATTTAATGCATGTTATTGTGCCATGT